TAGGATGCGGGCGGGTCAGTGGAGGCAGGGTCAACTGAGGCAGTGTCAACTGAGGCAGCGGGGTCAGTGGAGGCAGGGTCAACTGAGGCAGCGGGGTCAGTGGAGGCAGGGTCAACTGAGGCAGCGTCAACTGAGGCAGCGTCAGCGGGGTCAGCGTCAGTGGAGGCAGGGTCAGTGGAGGCAGCGGGGTCAGTGGAGGCAGGGTCAACTGAGGCAGCGTCAGTGGAGGCAGGGTCAACAGTATTCAACGGTTTTGCGTTCAAAGGTTTCGCCGGTTGCTTCAAAGTTGGATTTTTGGCCCCAAGATGTATGTGTTTCGTCTCTGCAAAAACAATTGTGTTTTGTAACCCAATGCACAATATCAGTAATAAATATATAAATTTCATTTATATCATTTTTTGAAGTCTTAAGTACTGTCCTTTTTCTAATGTGCTGACCCATAAGCTAGTATCTATTCCACTGAACATAACTGTGGGAATTTAAATTCGTTGCGTCATTTCAATAAAATCAATACGACCGGCGTGAGTCGTGTAAGCTTTGACTTGCGAATGATTGCGGGAAGTACATTTGAAACAAGTGAAAAGCTTTCCGCAACTTCTAATAAAAAGTTTACATTGGGAGAATACTATAAGCGTATCGACGTAGCGAGCTGCTAAAAACTAATATAGTTAAAGAATATAATTTAACACCTGTTTCTTCACACGTTTTGGCCAACAAATAAGAATCCATAAGATGAATATGGTTTGCATTCTGTGTTCCGACGGTGGTTGTGTAGCAGTGGACACTGACTCGCTCCGAAACTGTCCACCAGTATTAGCACGGTTCCTTGGAATGGTCGATGGGTTTGCGAACCCCGATGTCGACGAGTTTGACCGTTTGACATTTGTGGACAATTATCAAATACCAAGAGCAAGATTTGTGGAATGCATCACGTTTCTGCAGTCAGGCCATGTTCGCTGCCTGTCTGAACTGATGGAGACCTTTAATACATTGGGCGGATGCGCTGCTCTGGACGAATTTTACGAAAACAAACTGCTTGAGGCCGCCCAAAAGCTATCAGTCAATCAGTCAATGAGACTACTTCGATTGGACAACCCATTGTCTCCCAGTGAAAACAAATTGGGCCTATTTCGATTCGAAGCACATGGCCATTCATGGCCTCACGACGATACATGGGAAGTCGTAGGGGTTCTTCCACAATCCACAGGTCTTTTTTGGTGGCGGCAAAAAAAATCAAATTATTTGCAGTCTTAATATATAGACACGACATGTGCCCTCTCTATTTGTTACAACCAAGACCCAACCAAGACCCAACCAAGACCCAACCAAGACCCAACCAAGACCCAACCAAGACCGGACCCAAGACCAGATACACCCTCTCGACATGCCTAAAGTGTCCAAATCTGCGATGCTGTCTGCGACGCTGTCCAAATCTGTGCGCAAAATGAACACTAAAAAATGCAAAAGATGTGGTCGCTCTGCCCCGTCCAACGTGTCAAAAAAATGTTCAGGATGCCAGTTTTTATTTCCCATCAAAGAGAGTAGAATAGATGACAGGCGGGGCAAATATACGAAGCGATGTTCAGGGTGTGGCACGATGGCAAAAAGCAATCGTGCCAAAAAATGCTACAGTTGTGGGTGTTCGTATGTGTCAGCAGCTGAGCAAAGAATACAAGTGTAAAGGAAGAAATGATGTATAAACATAATTTTTTTTTCTTTACAAACATGTAACACACTTGTGTGTATTCGATTATAAATGTTGACCTACACCATTAGACAAATGCCAAAACGTAAATTAGAAGCCGCCTCTCAGCATTTGGCAGAAGACCTCCGTGACGATGAATTAATATCTCTGCGCAACTCTGAACTCTCGAGCGAGCGTGCTGCCGTTCTCCTGAGCTTTGAGGAGATGACCCAAAGTTTAAATTCACAATTATCACAAGCAACGGCAGAAAGAAGGCAGATACTGGAACAAAAACTCGAGTACGAACAAACTCTGTACGACGACCGAATGTCGGCATTGGAAGCCAATATTGCGAAACACAACGCTGACAACCAATTGATGAATTCAGTAAAAAAAAAGAGGCGAATTATCGATAAAGAGTTGGATGACTGTCAAGACATAGCAACGAAGGGGGTTAAAAACTGTTCATGGCGTTCGATTCGTAAGGTGATGCATATTCGGCATAAAATGAAGACTCATGGCTCTGAAATGACTGACGAACAAAAAACACAATATGCAAAAGTTTTGCAACAATTGAAGGAGCAAGGGTTTAGAGTGGTTGCAGATTCTTGAAATCGTTTGCCCTATCGAGCACTGATGATACGTTTCTGTTCCACATCTGTTTTTTTCTCCACGATTCGAGATGAACACTTTGTACATACCAGTTCGTGTCCGGGCAAAAAATACACGTCTTCTTGACATTGATAGCATTTGTATTTGTGGGCTCTGTAGTTGTCTGTCTGTAACTGCACTGTCCTGCGTTTGCGTTTTTTGACTTTAGATACTTTTGGCTGGTGGTTGCGAGTATGTAAAGAATATGATGGATCCATTTTGTACTGTGTACAATACATGCATACTTTTAAATATGAGTATTCGTAACATATATTCATTAAAAGACCAAGGTCTCCAAGCATCTCCCGAACAAGGTTCGCAAGAATGGTTGGACGGGAGAAAGGGTCGTATAACTGGGTCCAAACCCTCCGATTTGTACTTTAACTTTAAACAAGAGAGTGACTGGGATGACATTTTGGAAAAATGGTTTGGAGTTACTGTTGAAAATTTTGACGACGTTGCTAAATCTCGCATGGCTTGGGGCAGTAAACACGAGGACAGTGCCGTCGATGTGATTGTGGACAACATTCCTAATTCTCATTTTTTTGAATGTCCAATGATTCCAATTGACGACATTTATGCTGCGTCTCCAGATGGCGGCCTTGTTGTTTTAAAAGAGGATGGTTCTACAGATTGGTGGGCCAATGTTGAAATCAAATGTCCGGCCGGTGGGATTGGTAAAACCCCCGAAGAAATGAAAGCAGTCATGCTAAAAAAATGGAAGACACCCGCACCTTATTACATGATGCAAATTCATCAAGAAATGGCATCTCAAAAAACCTCCGAGACATTGTTTGTGGTCTGGACACCGTTGTTGACTAGAATGTGGCGCATTCCGTTCAATCGGTCTTTCTGGAATTTGTGTTTGGAAATCACTGAGAATTTTCGTTTGAAAAATGTCCCTTTTGAAGTCATGCACTCTAAAATACAAATGTTGAAACGCCGATGTTTTGGAGTCTCTAACTTTCCAATATGGAAAGAAGTACACCATGCAAATACAACTGAACTGTAAATTCTATTTTTTTGTATCATCTTGTATTTTTTGTATAAAATTGTCGTAGTGTGTTTGACTCTGCCGTGCCAATTCTGTCAACTCTTCCAATGTGGGTGGTGCCAACGGGGCCGCCGGTAATGACCGGGCTGCCACCCATCCCACCACTGTACCAACTACAAATTTGAGCATTTTTATGAAAATAACAACAGGGAAATAGTGTCTTTCATTAACTCCAATGAGGAGGGTTATATTATTTTATATAGCACACAATTGGTATCCAACATATAGCACATATGTTTTATTTTGTGTGGATGACAGTAACAGTGGCACAACATGGCGAATAACATTCAACTCTACAATGTTGGCCCCATAGAATGTCCATCCCTGGATATCAACAGTGTAGAGGGGAAATGGGCCGCCGACTGTGTCGCGCACGAACGTCAACAGATCAAGAGGAATCGGCTGATGCAGGACATGCTGGAGACAGGGTTGTGGGAGGAGATGTCGAGACCCGTAGAGGGGAGACTCTAAACATTGTTTGTATGCAAAAACGTTCAGTCTTCCAATTCCGAATACTCCGAGTCTTGGCAACAGCAGCACAGTATGCACCACATTGTTTTAAGGAGACTAATTATTCTGGCAAAGACACATGCCAGGCAGATGGCAAGCATTGCCAAGCCGACAATGACGGCAATTTGTACAAACTGGGGCAAGTCACCAATAGTAATATCTTGTAGCATTATAAAGAGAATTGGTACAGTAGTAAATAGTGTAGATTGATAAAAAAAAGGAACATCTTATTTGGTATCTAATTCTTGGATTTTTTGTTTCAATGTTCTGGCATATTTTGACAAAAATTCGGAGCGCAACAGCAAATCCGACTCTTGCAATGGTGCTCGTGTCATTGGGTCGGTGCCTTTCGACCTCACCCAAGTTAACAATTGTACTCTGTCGTAGTAATGGTTGTTCACTGGTGTCTTGACCAAATCTGCCGAGTAGTCTTGTGAAATTGGACACCTCAACATGTGTGTAATTTCATCCCATTGTGGGTTGTTTTCATAAGTGGTTTCTAATTTTGTCATGATAGAGCACAAAGCAGAGGTGACATTGGCAACAATCGCCTCTAAAATCATATCTGGTACAATGTTCTCACAGAGTTCAATTGCCTTTTCTGCAAATTTCTGTTGTTTTGTTTGACGAATCATAAAACGACAGACATTTTGTGAGACTGTCGTTCGGGTGTCATTGAGTAAAATTTCTATGTGCGCAATTCTGGAATGTGCGCAGGCGTGTTCCAGTGGCAAACGGTGATTCTTCAACGTTAGGTTGGGGTCTAGACCTCGGTTCAAGCATATTTCTAAATAATAAGCAGGTACTGCCATAAGCACATCTATCTGAGATTGTGGTATGACATCTACTCGAGTGACGACTTCTTTGAACAATTTCCGATGTTGACGACGAATAGCGGCAGAGACACAATTTGTTGACAGTGTTCTTGCTAAATAAAGGCAACTCAGGGCAGATTTCACATGCAGGCGTGAAATAATGGTTATCCACTGTTTGTCGGAAGGGATGTAGCCAGATTCCAGACATCGTTGTAACACGCTCTGATTATTTTTTTTCAGTGCCTTGCGAAACCGCAATTCTAAAATATTTGAATGGACTGGCAGACATCCTTCAACGGCCCCGCGTGGTGGCAAGGGTGTGGGTGGAGTTGCTGGCAATGGTGTGGGTGGAGCCAAGACTATCTTGTCTTGCACGTGTTTTTCTTGCAGATGCATTCCAAGAGATGGAGATGGTTTGACGACTGCACTGTCTTCTATCACTGTATTTTGAGTGCCCCCAAGGAGCATGTTTTCATGTACATATAAAGTTGTTTATATAGTATTAAATCTTATATGTACAAATGGATCAGTAACACAATTAATATTGATGGCAAATTAATGGAACTGACTGTGATTGACCGCCAACATTATATAGGGTTACAGACTCTGCAACAAACTTTGGGGTTGGACGACAGAGATTTTCAGCAAAACATTGAACAATATGACTACAGTCAGAACAAACCATTGATAATCACTGGCACACTGGTCTCTTGTAAATCTGCCTGTCATTTTCTGCAGTGGTTTATGGACAACTCGTACAGTCTCCACCCCAACGCAAATTCCCTCAGACACAGCCTCCAGCAATATACTAAAAAAATACCGAAACGTGTTCTAAGCAGGTCGTTGCGTATCGAAATAGCATATCGCCAACAATATGCCTGTAACATGTGCCAACTGTTCCCAATACCCCCCACTTTCGAAGTCGACCACATTGTAGAATTGCAGGACGGCGGACAAGACGTCGCGGAAAATTTGCAGGCCCTCTGCGTGACTTGCCATCGCAACAAGACCAGACTGATTCGTCTTGGGAAAAATCCTATTTTTGCCACCTGTTCTGGTCGACCTACTTTACCATCAGAGACACCATCAGAGACACAGCCCGGCGCTGTATTTTCCAAATACTTTCATCGTATAAAAGCCCCTCACAAATAAATCAAAGTATGATTGTGGTTGCAATTGATCCAGGTATCCGCAATCTTGGCTGGTCCGTGTACGATACCCAAAAAGAGACGTTTTTAAATTTTGGCCGGTACGATTTGTTGGAAGGACAACCAAAGAAAATGCACACCAAATATGCACATCTGGTCAAAACATTTGTTGATGCATCTCGGTCTGTATTTGAGGCAGCCGATGCCGTTTGTATCGAAATTCAAATGACCGCCAAATTCAAAGTGATAGCCACTGCTTTTCAATGTTTTTTTTGGAACAAATCCCATTTGGTTTCACCCAAATCCGTCCGACATCATTTTAAAATATCAACTGGCAATTATGCAAAAAACAAAAAAGCTTCCATTGCCATCATCCCCACTTTGTCCATCCCAAGCAAGAATAAAAAATTATTTGAAACGTTCGACCCCAAAAAAAGAGACGATATCGCGGACGCAATCTTAATTGCCTTGTACTGGGCCAGAGTGAAAGCGGATACAGTGCCACCACCCAAGCGTAGAAAAGTATATAAATGTACATGTAAACAACCAAATTGTCAGTAATGGATTTATTATTATTGCTACCCCAACTTGTTCTTCTACTGTGCATGTTGTGGTTTTTAAATGTGTGGGTCAAAATGTGCCGATGTGTGTGGTGGGGTTGTAAAAAACCCTGCTGTTGCACCGCGTCCCTGTCATTGTACTTGCTCCACCACTGCAAACGAGCCTCTCATTTTTTGCTGGCCTCAGACAATAAATCGGGGAAACTGACTTCCAACCATCGAAAAGACTCTTGAACACTCAAAATGTTTTGATTAAAGACATTGTTTGTCGTCTTCCACTGTTTAAAAAAACGATGAAGCCACTGTTTGGTGTGAGTGGGTAATGACCCGTCTTTGTACCGCACAATTCTGCTGAATCGTGTAATGACATTTTTGTGGGCCGACAATTGAAATTCATACTCGGTTAGACTGGCCGCCGCCAATTTCAGGGCGTCGTTGTCCAAGACATCCACTTGACGCATGGTTTGCAAAGATTGGTTTCTGGATTCCACAATGGACTGTTCCTGCCGCAACACATTTGCAATCCAGTCCGTCACTGTTTGAACGATGACGGTGGCTTGTTCGGGACCAGTCCACTCTTTTTCGACAATGGTTGACAGTTGTTTGAGCAGGGCGTAGTAGTCTTCTTTTTGTTTGGCCAGTTTAGCATTGGACTTGCAGATCGTGGAGATTGCGGACCAATGATTGGAGGGAGTGACCCGGCGTTTTTTTTTCGGAGGCATTTGTTAGAGTCAGGGCCACAATACTTATAATACCTTTTTTTCGATGAATAAAATCCATCTTTTCTCGCGGGCTATTGTTTTAGACAATAGCAAAACAATAGCCCGCGAGAAAAATGTTTAGAATATATTTATATTACAGATAGTGTAACTATTGCGCCCGGTTTGTTACAATGGTTCACCAGTCACTTTCAGATTGGTGTAGTACCAGTCATTCCCTTCGTATCCACACGGAACTCCTTGTTCACTCCGGACACGGTAAAACCCACGTTCTTCCATCACATTTTGAAACGTGCTTTTGTTAAAACGGTGTTTGTTGTCTAAATTCGCACTGAATTTCTCATAACTGACCCAGACTTTTGCACACTTTTCATGACATATGGGACGTGTTTTGCGGGGACGTTTGCAGCCCCATTCTTCTGTTGTATTGTCATATACTAAACAATGCTCATTTTCCCATGTTGAAAAGTGTGCGTTGGCGGGTTCAACATCTATTCTTTCCTTGGACAAACGTTTGGACAAATTTTGGCCATTTCTTGAAAAATCTTCACTGTTCCTACAATTACGGCGGGGACGGGGACAGTCTTCGTCAATGTACGCAATGTCGACAAAACCAACTCCGTTGCCCTGTGGACGTGGGATATATAAACATTCTGGTGTGTGGCCTAATGCTGCCATGGCAGCCATGAACTGCATCCGTTTCATTGGAACTGTCCCTGTTTTTTCACAATAATTGTTGTATGAGTTCGGATGATTATTCCTCAAGTCATGTGTTTTGATTTTAGAGCCTTTGACAATGTGCCAGGTGGAACACCACTCTTCAAACACTTCGTTTTCATCTGTTGTGAGAGGCGTTGGTATTGTTTTCCTACGCCTGCGCTTGTTGTCTGCAGACGATTCGCGACTGAACGCTGACGAGGTTTGCAGGGGACGCTTCTGACCTGACAGTGTGGTTTCCCTCAACACCATGGGAGTGTTACTGTCACTAGGAGAGTCCGACAGTGGAGTCTCGGATGTATCATCAGGGGTGTCGCCATCACTGCTGGAGTTGAACTGTTGTCGCATTGTTTGTTGCAAATTCAACCGTGAGTCGACATTGTTCATGGCGTATTCCGGACCCATCGAGGTGTCGTCATCACCACTGGAGTCAACAACCAAGTCAACAACCACCGGTCCGGATTCTCTGCTGGCGTACACATTGATCTGTTTGTCCAAGGAGCGATGTCTTCTCATTATCTTCGAGACAACAGATATCCAACAATCCTGCATGTCCTGCAGGTTGCCTCGGAAATATTCCTTTGTTGGCAACATCTTCCCATTCTTTTCTATCTTGACACACTCAAAATGTCGGTTAAATTCGTCCTTGAGAGCCTTCTCCACCAACCAATAATAATCACACTGCACATGAAATATAATGTCTGTATTCTTTCCATATTGTTTTTCTCTGGTCAAATCTATATGTTTGCTATCGCCGAGTTTCAAAACATACGTCCCGATATGTTTTTGAGGTTGAAGCAAATAAACTGTACCGCGCTTGTAAGCAGCTATCATGTCCTTCGCCATATAATTGGGACATCTCTCGGTTAGGGGTTGATTAGTGTCCCCCCGTTGATAGGCGCCCACAATTGTACATCGCTCGTAGGTTTTGCGGTCACTCGCTATTACAGGGTCTATCATTATTTGGTCAGTGATGGGACAAATCAAATGCTTGAATTCCTTTCTGTCTTTCATGATTTTGCATGTTATGTCATAGAGGAAACGTTCACACTCACGTTGGGAATGTTGCGACATTATGTGGTGACATAATAAATGTCTATGCAGGTTGAACTAAACTTATGTCTAACATTTTTTTATTAATATATTCTGTTCTAAATCTAAACTGTGTTGGTCTCACTCTTCCGTCTTGCATTTTTTCTGAGTGGGTTGGGTGATGTCGGTCTCGACCAGCGAGGAGCGTCCGCGTTTGTGTAAAATGCGGACGTGGTTCTGGTAGATGGAGGTGTCGCGATGTTGACCCGGTTCGTGGGTGATGAACAGGCAGGTGCGGCGGTCATCCTCCTCGCACCAGTCTCGAAGGGTTTGCTGCACCGATTGAATGCCAATCTGATCCATGGACGTGCTGCATCCTCGCTACAAAATGTCGGGCACCCACCCCGATGGCCCTCGAGCGGAAAAGTGGTACTTGCGGAAAGTGTTCAGCGACCTGGTACCCAGCTGTGTGTTGAATCGAACCAAAGCTCAGTTTTCGGACGCAGTGGGTTCGGAATGGATCGACCATACTAAAACATGCTCATTTTCCCATGTTGAAAAGTGTGTGACGGCGGGTTCAACATCTATTTTGTCCAAGGACAAACGTCGTTTGTCCTTGGACAAATTTTGGCCGTTTCTTGAAAAATCTTCACTGTTCCTACAAATACGGCGGGGACGAGGCCTACAATTACGGCGGGGACGCGGACAGTCTTCGTCAACAAACGCAATGTCAAAAAAACCAACGGAGTTGCCCTTTATATGTAAATATTCTGGTGTGTGGCCTAATGCTGCCATAGCAGCCATGAACTGCTTCCGTACGATTGGTTCTTTACTTTCTCCTTGGCAAAAGTTTTCGTATGATTTCGCATCTTTGACCCTCAAGTCCATTGTTTTAATGTAAGTGCGGGGAATGGTATTGACATTGCGCCATGTGGAACACCACTCTTCAAACACTGCCTTTTCATCTGGTGTGAGAGGCTTTGGTGGTAGTTTAATGCGTTTCGACGCTGACTTCCTGGGCGCCGATTCACTTGACCAAGCTGAAGAGGTTGGCCTGGAACGCTTGTGACCCGACAGACCCGACAGATTAGGAGAGTCGGGCAGTGGAGTATCTGACGGTGAGGTGTCGTCGCTCATCGTGCCGTTGCTATCGTCTATGTCGTCGCTATCGGATACGGGTTGAGAGTCGCTATCGGACACGTCGCCGCCATTCCCATGCGCACCCATAAAATATCGGATATCACCGGGACGGGCTGATTTCTCCGACGAACGTCTATCGTCTCTACGAGGTACTAAGGTGCCGTACCTAGACCTTTCCCAGCATGAAGCACGTTCTATCTGGGAAGGGTCCTCCCTTTCGTATTTGCTATTGCATTTTGCACATGCAAGTATAGTGCATATACGCTGCTCTGCATGCTTAACCAATGTCTGATCTACCATTTTTTTGACAAACATTTCCTCAAACTTGAGAGTAGCCTCGTAAGTTTTGACACTATTTAATTGCCCAGAGCTTTGGTATTCACCCATCAGTTGTCGTGTATCTTCTTCTACTTTGTCTGCCAGGAGTGGTCCAACATGGCAGACATGCATCAATTTTCTTGGTACATCTTCACGTTTACACCTAACACATGTGTTGTTGTATTGGCTAAGATGTTTTCTGGTTACACGGCGCAGTTCACTGCCTACTTTTTTCTTGATTTGTCGCCCCAATTGTATGATTCGTTTTTCCATGGTTCTGAGATGGCTTGTTCCCCCCGACATATATATAAAAACAGATGTGATTAGAATATGTCTTTTTAGTTTGTCAAAAACAGTTTGAGATTTTTGGAAGTCTCTATTTCTTCTATCAATGATGGTCACTTGTCAACAGTCTTTTATGTGTATTTAATCAACAACAAAACACACAGATGCTGCCATCTGTTCAATGTATTTTCATTGGTGATTGCGGCGTGGGCAAAACCACGTTGCTCAAAACCGCGACACATCAAAAAATGAATCGCCTGCCAACAGTGGGGGTGGACATGATATCCTACAATTCCGGCAATCTGCGACTGCAATGTTGGGACACTTCTGGCCAACCCCGCTTTATACATGTGGTGCAAATGTTTGTCAAAAATTGCAGTATCGTCGTCTATATATTTGACGCCACTTTGGAAAAATCGTTCCTGTCAATTCTGCAGACCCACGAACAACATCACAAGCAAGACAAAATATATGCTGCGGTTTGTAACAAATCAGATTTACCAGGAGCAACCCCGGCAAAGTACCGAGAGCTGTTGGCCCAGAAATACCCCAACATCCATTTTCTGACTTCCAACGCATTGGAAAACGCTAACGAAACAATGAAAGAAATTGTATCACTCATCCCAGCCTCTGCCAAACCCGCCCGACAACAAGAATGTTGTACCATTGCGTAAATGGTTTGCGGCGGCGAGAATGAGCGGGACGAACCGCCAGATGACCTTTGGGTTTACATTTGTTCGGTACCCCGCCTGTCGCACTATACATCTCTGAATCTAATGACCCCGAGGTTTCCCAATCATCCAAAAGCAACCACTCGATACAGCTTCTATTTATTACACGTATTTAAAGCAAATCTACAAAGACATAAATGAATGGAAACCCTGATTTTCTTTTCAATTCATTAGATAAATTTTTTGAATGTAATATGTGGCGTGGGGCTGCACAGCATAGAGGTACACACAAACTGCGTAAATGGTTCCAATGGGTATATCTGGCTGCTTTTAACGGAAATCCACAAGGTGAAAACAAAATTGAAAACCATTGCCAACATTTGAGATTCAAAATAGGTAAAGCACAAAACTTACGGGTGCGTGGTAAACAACTAATTGTTGAAAGTAACACAGGCGAAATTTTAGGTGACTTGGACGATGATGACGCTGACTTGGACGATGATGACAATGATGACGACGATGACGACGAAGAAAGGAGCCGGAGGAAAAAGAAGTCAACGAAATTAATCAAATGGTCAAAGGATATAGTCTATGCCTTTTCAGTTCCTCGTCCTTTGATGTTTGAAACCAGAATTAAAAGGTTTGTTTATAATTTTATAGACAAAAATCTTACCTATGGAGGAACTAAGGTACAGTATGCGTCGGAAATTGTACAAGGCATTGCGTTTGAGCCGCTTGTACACATAATACAGCTCTGTATTTTAGAAGGTTGTTTGTACCACAACTACATCAAATTAAATGACGATGAACAAATATTTAGACAATATGTGGGGGATATTATGAAGTATCCTCCAGATAGAATCAAATGGGATGGAAACACATATTATGGTAGAAAATGGGGATACCACCAGACAATGACCCTGACAATCTCCACAAACGTGAAGAAAACGGTTAATTTGACGCTAAACAGCAAAAATGTTCGCCAAAGAATCAAATCGATTAAATTGAGCGACGATTTCGATTTGATGAAAGATGTGGTCAATTTGTCAGGGAATTCGCCCAAGTTTGTGCAATATGTCTTCGATGTTACAAATAATGACAGCCGAATGAATCATATAAACAAGCCATCCGATAGTCCTAGTCATCTGTCATTTAGCACAACAGCTGAAGATGCTCCAAATAACTCGTTTGCCGTGGGTGATCTCGCATTTGCTATATTTGAAAAGGACAGCGATGGTCATTTCCCTTGTGAGATTGTGGGTTACTGGAACGGCCAGTTTGTAGTACGATGGATTGACCGTCGTAGATTTGATACAGTAGCTCGAAAATGGATAGAATATGACAGCAACGCGCATAAACTATATAAGAGGAAACACACACTACATACACTATCGGATTTCTTAAAAGACGAGGTGGTAGCAGTTGGCAATAAATATCTCAATAAACCAGTTGTGGGAAATAGGTATCGGGATTATATAGAATTGATAGACCACAAAGATTCAGACGAGGAAGACACACAACCAACGGAAGCACTTGTACCTACGTTTTACCGTAAAGTGGGAGAAGAGTACAAAAATTTGGAGCAATTGAGAACTTGGAATTATATGAAATATGGAGACGCATTTGCACCGTCACGCCATTGGAAAACAAGGGACCCTGTTGAAAACAAACCAATTAATCCAAAATTTAAACATAAAACTGAGGCACAATTGAATGTATTAGAAATTGAAAAAGAACAAAAACAATTGGATCAAGAACAACAAAGGAATGAAGACGATGAAGACATGCCCGCTTCGATGGTCAACTACTCTGACGAGGAATCGGATAAATCGGCGGATGAATCGGCGGATGAATCGGCGGATGAATCGGCGGATGAATCACCGGATGAATCACCGGAAGAATCGGCTTCAGACGACATGGCCACTGAACTGTCCACCGATGCCCGGGTAGTTGTCATTGACGGGAAATATTTGGGCGAGACTGGCCGAATTGCCAAAGTGACCAACAAAATGTACCAATTAGAACTGGACAGTGGTGCAACGACTGCGACAGGCAAGATGCCCATGGTCAAACATAAACAAGTGGCGGCCGCTTCCCAACCGGACGAGTTAGACCATGTCGAGGAACTGGATCAAGAGGTTGGAATGACTGCGGAAGAGGCTATTAATAAATTAAAAATCGGAACTCGAGTACAAAAAATAAAAGGGTCCAACAAGGGACTTATGGCCCGCGTGACTCGAGTACCGTCCAGACGTTTGTTGACAGGTATATTTGGAATTGGTACCGATAAGAAACGAAAACAACGGCCAGCGTCGTGGAAAATCGTCTCCAGAAAAAAATAATGTAGAGAATAATTGAAGTATAAATACTGTAGCTAAGATGTAGTAAACATGTCTTTTGCTCATATTCAGGCAGAGTATCTGATATCTCAAATACCTTGGACCAGCGACGATTCTTTTGAAAATGTAGTATTCGAATGGCTCAAGTTGATATCTCAACATCCCTGCAAAAAAAAGCAAGATTTTGAGAAATTATTTGCAACCTTTCGAAACAATCATTTCAACAAATTTTTACACAACAATGCAAATTCTTCCGAGTTTGTCAAACTTGTGTGTGATTCGGCTCCCACTACCAAAAAGGATTACGAAGAATTGTTTTTGAAAATATCAGCTTACAAACGAAACCTGGAACCAATGCCCGGGGGTCATTCGGATGGTGTACCGGTTGCTGTACTGTGGTCTCTTGGTCATCGAGCTTTGAACAAGGTCTGGTACAAGGACGAAGTGGGACACGTTGCCGGCAAATGTTGTCAGTGTTTGACGTCCCGGCGTGTCTCGTTTGTAGTTCGTCAAGAACCAGCATGTCCAGCCACTTCCGTGTGGTTGTGTCCCAGTTGTTCAGCACCTCCAATCAATGAATCTTTTGTGTTACCGCCCCCCAAGCAACATGAACAAATGTTGGCAAACATGCGAGAACTGTACATTTTGTACTTGTCCAGCCAGGAAACGAAATCACCGTTGGATGTTGCTTGGAGTCAGCACTACCGCCAACACGAGCCCGCTTTCCAAGTAATGGTTGCCAATTTGAACAGCAAACTTGCGAGTTACCAACACAATTTGACCGAGGTAGAACACAACTATTTCAATCTTCAGCAGTGGGCGGACAGACAGATGTCAGTAGTGTCAAAGCAGTTGCAGCAAGCGTACAACAATGGCCAGCAGTCATGTCAAGGGTATGATTTACGATATCGGCGGTAATGATATTGTCCGCGATTGCAGCAATAGGTTGCAATGGAAAAAAAAACATTATATAAGGCGGAGTCTGTCAGAGGGAAATGTTATTGATTAGGGATAAAAAAAAAATAAAACATCCTCATTTTCGACAGATGGTTTCTCCTCGTTATGTGTTTCAACCTTCTGAACAAGCTTTGTCCAAACAGGCCATGAAGGAATTGGAAAACAATGCGGAAGAACATTTGAAAGCGAACGAGAAAAAATATGAACAGGAGCATGCAAAACACTTTGAGAAGTTGAAAAGTAAAGAAGCAAAATTAGAAGCAGAAGAAAAAGTAAATATCATTGAGAGGCAAGACACTGTGGTTGGCGTGAATGAGTTAATGACAGAATTAAAAGATATTTTTGACACAATAGAACTGACCACTGACACCCCCAACTCAGATAGGAGCGCCAATAACACGGATATAATCGCGAAAATGAATGCCATTGAAACCAGTGAGTCGCCAATTTCCCGATGGATCATCAATTGCGCCAAGCTTGCCAAATTGGGACGATTGTGTGAAAAAAAAGGAATCAATGGAAAAAGTGCGTGTGAAAAGCAAGACTATAGCGGTATTACTGGCATCACAAAAGATTACTACCCACCGTTATTTGACGGCAATCCGTTAAAAAGGGCCGCCCTCGCCGCCCGTGGTACTAAAGAAAATATGGAAGCGTTTGACGAGGGTGATATGCTCTCGGCCTCGTTTATGTTGATGGTTTGGAATTCTAGTCCGTTGTTAATTGCAGGACAATATAAGCTTCCCATTTTAGGTTCCACAGCAGAAAAAAATGGAACATGGCCCGCCAATAGTTACGAAGAATTTCACCACAAACTCACAACGAAATGGGGTGCCGAGCATTCTGTCCACAATGATGATTATAAATGCGTTCCAGCACATCCGTTTTTATGTTATTATTACCTTTTGGACGGTGAAAATGTGAACGTGCTTGACAGACGTCTCCTTAAATATGTTCGGATGATTACAGAGAACCTTTATCCGGAAGATTTGGAGGATCCGTTTGAGGGAACTGAGGAAAAAGAATTGAAAGACAACGCGTATGTGGGCAATACAAAGGCTACGATAAAAGGCCCTGATTGGACTCAAGGCCTTGATTTCACTGCAAAGTCCAAGGCGGTGTTTATGTTATTCTTAGGGACTGTCATGATACATTCGTACGAACTTCCGTCATTGACCATTGACTGGTCAGAATCCGAAGAAAACAGATGCTTGGCTGTTTATGAATGGGTTTGCAAGAGACAGGATTCTCATTTGAAAAGTATGTTCAGCAAAGAGACCATTCACTGGTCATTTTCCGAATGGGGTGCTTCTGGCGGCTTTATGCCAAGTTTGTTGGGCCATACGGCCCAGTCAATGGAGCATTTGAACATACGTTTGATTGGCAAAAATAGGAAACCGGTGTGTAGTGCATGTCCCAAAGACTCTATGGCGTATTACGGTGCCAACTGGTATGCGGTCAATAATAAGCGCGACCTTACGAAGAAAAATTATTCTGGCATTTGTACTCAATACATTGACCAAATTGCTGATATTTTGGAATTGACAGAGGAAGAAAAGAATAATCCATGGTGGTTGAATTGGGTGGGTACGTGGCAGCAAGCTCAGCGACGGGTGGATGCCTACAAAAAGAAACAGCAAGAAATGTATGACAACGCTGATCCTCGCTATAGTTTTGTGGAATATTATATGAATTTGATGATTTTGCAAGTGGACCTATGGGTCAAAAAATTGTTCAACGTGTGCAATGTGAAAGTGGACGACTCTGGCGATGAAGAACAGGAATTGTCAGAAGAAGAGAAAAAACAATGGGCATGGGTTGATATTGCCAAAGCAGGTGGAGTTGCCGCTGGCGCAGCTACTGGCGCAGCCGCTGGGACATTTTTTGGCGGTCCAGTAGGCACGGCAATTGGCGCGGCTGCAGGAGGATTAGGGGCCGCTTTTGCGACATATGGTGCCTCAAAAGTGTTTGCAACTATGGGGGAAATGATTCGCGTTGGAGGTGTATTACTTTACAAGGTCATTGGCCTTGTTTTGAGGTCTCCAATGGTACAAGAAGCTTTATTGAGCCTTGCCATTCAATACAAAGAAAAAATATGCATAAAGACAGCTGCAAAAAGCCGTAATTTTTCAGTGGTGAAAACTGGAAAAGACGGCAATCTTACAAAAATGAACGACCTGGGCCAATGGTATTCTATTGGTGAAGAAGAACAACAAACAATTGAGGAGGACGAAACAAAAAGAGCTGCAGAAAAAGCAAAACGCAAATTTCAGCAATTTTTTGCTGTCTTACAAGAAATGTGCGGCGGAGAAGGCGATAGTTTTCTGATGACTGCTCTTGGCGGCACTGCTTTATATATAAATGGGGCATTCCAGGGCATTACGAGGCTTTTATTAAAAGTCCCCGGACTCGGACACATGATGGATACCATAGGATTGGACGAGGAAAAGTTACAGGGTATTATCATTGTGGGATTGACACAAACGGGCACCAAAAATTTTAATGCGATGGTCAAAGCGAATTCAACATTTGCCCGTCTCCAAAAACTATACCACGTCCTTATGGAAAGCAATAAAAGTTGCTTAACAGACGGCAAATTAGTCGTTAAAGACGGCGGACTCTTAGGAGATGGAAAGCAATACGTCACGTATGCTTGGGAAACCATGAACTTTAATATGCCCTACTATGCACTCATGATTTTGAACGAATTGGCTTCTACAAAACAATTGGTCAAAAAGGAAGGTAGTGACCCACCGGAATTCGAATGGAAAGATAAAGATGCGGTCTTTCCCTGGTCTCCCAATTTTGAAACAGAAAAAAATAAAGTTATTCAGAATTTTATCGCTTCACAGACGGTGCCCGGTGGCGAAGCGGCGTTTAATAAAAAACAAAAAGACAAAGGGAAAGAAGAAGCATATTTAAAGAACCGTCAAACTATGATGGAAAAATTAGACTTGGAAATGAAGTTGTTTGACGTTCAACAGGCTACTTCGGCGCTTGAAAACGCAAAAAAGAATGGATTCGGAGGTGCCGCTGGAACATCTGCCATAAATAGCCAACTGGACGGTTCTGTGGACGAAAAAACAAAAAAACTGAAGCGCGCATACAATAATCTTAAAAGTAAGGTTGAAAAATTTACCGACAAACGGCTCGCCGAAGACCGTCTCAATAATTTATATTGGTGGGGAGCTGCTCTCACAATCGCGGGCGGCATTGGACTTGCCGTTGCTACGGGCGGTGCTTCTGTGGCTATACAAGCCGGGATGGGCATGGCATCGTCGGCTGTGGCATCGGTAGGTGCTGCCGGTTCAGCGTCGGCTACTTTCGCCGCGGCTAATGCGGGCGGTATTGTGGCAGGTGTCAGCGGAGTGAAGACACTTATAGATGCAAATGTCAGTAAAGGGGATCAAAAAGTTATAATGGTAGGTGCTGCGACATTAATGTACAGGGGCGTGGCTTCAGCAGCTGAAACATTAGGTCACTGGAACGACGATCAGAAGATATTTGTGCTCGCCTCATTGTTTCAACATCAGTATGCTTGGGGGGAAATTTTCCGTGCAGAATTGGAAAGGGCTATTGATAAAATCAAGTCTAATGCATCCGGCCCACCTACAAACGACGGCGACACGACACGTATGCATTTGTATCAATGTATTGAATTTAGAAAGATAATCGGCAGAAACGAATCACTAACCATCAAATGGGCAGACCCTGGAAATCTTGGATATTTAGATATTGACGAAAGTTTAAAATGGTTTGGTGCATATGGGCCACCAGTGGTATAAATCCAAGAGAAAAAATTCGTTAATTTGTTTTTGTATTTTTGTTTAATTGGTGTAAAATCTGCTCTACGATTTGGCAGGTACTAATCGCAGCATAAACAATGGAATGAGGTCAAAGGCATGGCACACCAACATCAGTTTCCATAAATTACTAAAATTTGTGGACGAGACCCCAAACATGGTTGTCAGCAATGAGCCCCATTCTGACGACACTACTCCTCCAATGTTGGTGATGGACATCAGTAACGCGTACAAAGTACCTTCCACCCCCACTGGGCATATTCTTGCCCCTAGTACTACCATTGGCATTGTCACAAATTGACCGACCAGTGTAATCACAATTCGTTCAATGAGTGCAAAGATAAAATCTGGTATCCCCATGGTACGATTTGTGTGCAGTACCAACAGTAGCAGAGTGTTTTCTAATACAAACGACATTGCGATGGCTACTCCAAAAATTTTCCGAAACGAGATGTCCCTCAACCAACGCTTGTAAATAAATGTTCCAACAATGGCCACTACATGTCCCAATACATCCAAAGTACCAAACTCGTCCGGTGTGAATTTCAGTTCACGCTCGTAAAAAAAAGTCATGACACTGCCATAACCGGGTGTGACACAGATTAGAAACAGAAACAGAGCAGGACGGTAAATGTTGGCAGTACGGATGGTGGTCGACAATTTGCCAATGGTTGTCCGCCAGTCAGCCTGTTGGTAATCCCCTTCTTCAACAAACGATGCCAAAATCGCAATGCAGATTGGTATCATCGAATTGAGATGAAATACTTTGACATATCCCATCGTATCATAGGCGACGGCACCGCCTATTGAGGCGACAAGACCTCCCGCAAACCGCAACATCCAAGAGTACGACTGCACCACACCTTTGTCTGATTCTGTTTCAGACCTTGCGATTTCCACCAACAGCGAATCTGCCATGACGTCTGCCACACACAACCCAGCAGAAGAGACAGTCATGACCAACGTCACTACAAATTCGTCGTGTGGGCAAAAGGGTAACAGTATCCACATGAACGCCGATAAGAAGGCGCCCAGTATCATGTATGGTCGGCGGCGGTATCCAAATATGGGATAGGAATCAGAGATAAACCCATACACTGGTTTGAGGCACCACGGTATACTTACGATACCAAATATAGCTGCCATCTGAGATGGTGTCACCCACTCCATCATCCAGTACCGCATAGCTATGGAGGGAAATTGAAAACAAAAGCCTAATAAAAAGTAAAAAAAAAGTAATTTCTTGTGTTTCATATTTTGTTGGCAGATACGTTGTTCAAATAGGTTTGTGTGTCAAACTTGTGGATTTGTCTATTTCTTCCAGTGTCCATGCACATTCACCAGTGCCAAGATGTTTCCAATAGATTGTGCCAGTTTGTTGGCATTCGACTTTGACAATATTATTGTCGATAGCAGTAACAGGTGTTTTAATATGTTGAATGTAGTCTGACATTTTGTGAGCAACCTGGGAACATCGGCCTTTTATACATTTAAAAACCTGTTGGTCGGATAATTTCCTGGCAGTAGATGTCTTTGGTTGGCATATCGGGGAAAGTCATAAAAATAATTTTTTTGAGCCAATTTACGCAAGCAGCGCCCGATTTTGTCAAACGGACATCAAAAGTGAGGTCGGTCGGAGAAGTTCGTACGACGTAAGTACCGTTGTTAAGCATGCCCTGAACAATTTCTACCATGGCACGCTCACCATTTTCCAGAGCGACAACAACATCCGAATGCGAATATTTCAGTTCTTGTTCGTCGCCAATTGTGTAAACCCGACGAAATTCACAAGGTTCCAGTTTGAGTAACTCGACGCTGTCTTGCAAAAACAAAATTGACATGTCAGCCTTGTTAGCCCCAAACTGTTTATATATGCTCAACGCTTAATTGGCGCGCGCGTCAGAAACCTCGTTAATTTTGGCAAACATGTCCAACATTGCGTTGTGAATAATATGTTGGACTTGTGGTGTTTTGAAATTTGGAGTCTGGCGGCTCAGATATTGTTGAACGTATTCTGTGTAAAGCAGGTCGGATTCGAGGACACAAGTATCCGAGTTGCCGGGGCCACTGTAGTTAAAATTGTGGGACATATTTTTAAAAAAAAGAAGACAGTTTTATAGTTAGGTTTTATGAATGGTCAACGACCCTTTCCCAGCGAAGCGGAAGAGGCCGGCGGCTTTAACTACTTTCCGGCGCAATCTTTTTTTCAGCGCGGTGTATCCGGCACCGAGAATTGTCCCAAATCAAACAAAAACATCGATGGCACTGTCAACACCGACCGACTCGCGCCGTCGCCGCCTTACACATCTAATAATTGAAATAAGTATTGCAAGAAAAAGAATCAAAGCCACTAGAGAGAGTGCGATAATAAACGAATCCGGGAAAGGAGTCTCCATGCTGTTCATTGACACACATCATTTTTGTATTCTCCATAATATATTCTCCATATAAGTGTTAACCCCTTTCTAAGCTGTACCCCGACGACTCAACCGTAATAGCTTCTCATTTCGGAGTACGACATTCTACCACCATCTCCTGGCCGTACAAACATTTGTAGGACAGCCTTATCCATGCCCCCTTCTGCCATGAGTTTCATTATTTTCCGATTGTTCCCATCTGGTTTCAACGGTATTTTCGTTTTCTGTTCAGATTCCTGTTCAGATTCCTGTTCAGATTCCTGTTCAGATTCCTGTTCAGATTCCTGTTCAGATTCCTGTTCAGATTCCTGTTCAGATTCCTGTTCAGATTCCTGTTCAGATTCCTGTTCAGATTTCTGTTCAGAGTCCATGTCGGCAAGGTGCAACTAGCTTCATCGGCATGGTCTTCAATACACATGTGTCATAAATAGGTCAATCTGTCCACTCCGACCACCTGACAGCCATGTTCAGCCAAGATGCACCCCTTTCTAAAAATACGAAAACAAGTATAAAAGTGTTTTATTTTTTCCATCAATGACAAAAGCACCCAAGAAAGATTACGCGTATCGTTCCACATGGAAACACAAGTTTTCACGTGCACGCAACCTGGCACAGCGTGGCGGACTGACCAAGAAAGAAATGATGAAAAAATACGGCCGTTTTCCCAAAAAAAATGAATGGTGGACTCCAGACAGTTGTTATAAATCGTGGAAAGAGAAGTGGATTGCTGCCAACCCGGTCCCGTTAATATGATATCCATTAATTAGTTGTTATTCCTTTATTATCTCATCAGCAATATGTTCACTGGGTCGGTTTAAACAGCTTCATGAAGGCCCAAATCTATTTCTTCTTCTTCTTCGGAATCTTCCAAAGTAAACCTCGGATCAACGTTGTGTTCGTTGTTTTCGCCTGTCAGTTCGACTTCTTCTTCTTCCTCGCTGGACTCCACTGGATTGTACGACTTTTTTTTCTTGGAAATCCATATGCAACAGGTTAACACTGCTGCAAATGTGACAACCGTCAATGCTACATAAACCATAGCTCCTGATTCTTTCCAAGTGTCTGACATTTGCATTTGTCAAAAAGACTATATACATTGTTTTGCCACTGCTATAAAATCCAAATGAACACTGGTTTGCTAAAAGGTCGGGCAACTATTGTCCTTGTGCTGGTGGTGTACTTTAATTTAGTAATGTCCAATGTGGTGTCATTGCGTCAGCATTGGTATGTCCAAACATTTCGCAATGGCACTGAATTTGAACCTTTGTATGATACAATGTTTATGGACTGGGTGGGGTATACTGGTGTCTCAATCCCGACGATGTTGACATTGCGAGATATGGTCGACGTTTGCACCTGGTCTTGGGTGTTGATAACCATCATTCTCTGGGGTGCCTGCTCTATGAAGCCGGTCCTAGCTGCTCGAGCACTGTCGGCACAAATACTATTTATTCCAATGTTTACATTGGCTCAGTTGTTGACAATAGTACCGGACGCCACTCCAAATTGTTTAGCATTGTTCAACATTCCCAAGGACGACAACATTGGTTGGATATTTTGGAGATACCCCTTGCGTTCTTGTGGCAACATGCTGTGGTCGTCGGACATTGCTCAATTAGTTGTGTTCACCTCCATTGCCTACGACATGGTTCCAATACATCGTCCCCGACTTCAAAGTATTGCATGGGTTATGGGACAATGTTGGATATTGGTGACGATGTGCTTTGTATTCAGTGCAAAATATCAGTACAGCACCGATGTGATTTCGACAGTCATTGTAGTCAAATTGGCCATGTCGCACCCATTGTTGGATAGATTTGGACTTTATTTTTTTGTTCGTGGTGGGGAGTATTTTGACAGAGTGCCCCACAACAGAATGGTACCAGTGACTATTTAAGCCTGGACCGACAAAGAAATGTCCAACCCAGTTGCAAACATGCAACAACTGGTCTCGCACTGGAGCACTCTCATGCCACCCGGTCGCAAGTCCAAAAAAAGAGGCAGGGAAAATGTGGACAATCACCGAGCTATCAAATTGAAAACTCAAGACACTTTACATGCAGCCGCAACTGCTGTGCCACCACTCGAAATTCCAACAAACAACGCAGCCTTTTCCAGCACAGTGCCTGGAAAGTAGGTACAAAACAACGTCTTTGTGTTTTATTTTCTTTGTGACACACAAATATTGGTATTTGAGCCTGGTTCACCGACCATATAGTTGCATACACACACTTGATATGATTGACCCGCCTTATTGCAGAAGATTTCAGACCAAAAGAGTGCACAATATCTTGTACAAAGGTGACGAAGCGGTGCTCCCGAAAACGGAAAAATGCTCGATTGCAGGAAACAGTACATAACTTGTTCAACGTCCACGGCGACCAGACAGTTAATGGTTCGTTCAATTGTTTGGACCATAGGTAACCAGGCCGTTGACTGATTGTAATCAACTTACAATATTGCCGCAAACATACTTTGCGAAGTTCAGCCACGCTGTTCAATACATAACTTTGTACAATTAGAGTCCATTCCGAGGGGGTAATTTGAAAATATCGATGACAAATGGACCAGTAGTAGCGGTCACGTAATTTACAGAACCGACTAATATGTGCAAGCACATCTAAGTTCAAAACAGCCATTATTTGGAATCGATGTAACAATGATGTATACTCGTTCACATATACTGTATATATATTGTATTTGTTCAGAGGAAAGACCCATCCACTCTGCCGCCCTCTTCCATCGCCGTAAAATAAACATATTTAGTGAATATGTGTATTTTCATTTGACATTGTATATAAGTTGACACATCAAACAACAATAATGGAATATTATTCTGATGCTTCAATGAGTGAAAGTGACACAGAGGAGGAGGAAGAAGAGCCCCTGTATTGCCAGCGTGAATTGGATTACTGGCAAATTGAAAAACTGTTGGACAGTCGTGGGCCACCACCAGTCATTGAATATGCAGCCAATCTTGGGGTGGTCAACCTGCGTGAATGTGTCATTGAAATGTCCAAAATCAGGATAGAACAAGTAGTAGATGACAAAACAGTACACAGCTGGAATTATTTCTGGCAAAATAAAGAAATCTCAGACACTTTTCTGTTTTCTACAAATGATTGGAATGCTATTGGTGAATTTTGTTTTCAACTGTGTATGTGTTGTGAGGCAAATCCATCCCAAGAACAAGTGCGCTCATGTATGATAGATATTTTAAAGTACGGTAAATTTAAAGTACACTAATTTTCCAACTAATTTGTATAACAAAATTTGACACTATATATGTATGCTGTGTGATTCAAACAATGTATCACACTTTTGCACCTTCAGAAATGACCAAGGCCGATGCCATTGCAAATGTACAAAAGGGAACAGTTGTGAGAAATAATGCTGGGGAGGAAGCCATTGTTTCTGTTGCGCCAGACCCAACTAAATCATCTGGACGTTTTGGTGTGGACGGCAACACCAAAAGAACCCAACAACCAGGCTCGTGGACCATTGTAAAACAACCCAAAACAAGTGGTCAATACAGTTTGAAACAAAAAATAAAAGGTTCGCCCCGAATCACGACAGCCCCCAAACAACAACCAACTGCAGATTTGCAACAAACTTCTTCTCTTTCTTCAAAACACCAAAATGAATTGGATGCACTGCTGGAACGACAACACAATGAAATGAATCAATTAAAAAAACAACTGCAATTGCAAGAGACAAAAGAAATACAAAAAATGGAACAAAAACACTTGAAAGAAATTGAAAAATTAAAAACGGAACAAAGGCAACAAGCAACCCAACAGGCACGTTCACAACTTCAACTCCGACATGCGGAAGAACTGCAACAGATGCAAGAAACACAGCACCAAGAAATTGAAAATTTGAAAAAAAAACAGAAACAAGATTTGCAACAATTTGATGACAATGCTGCTGATCAGTAGCAAGACTGCGGGACAGTGGGAAAAAAAAAAACAACATTTCATCATATGTGCCAAACAACTACCCGATATCAAAATCCCAAAGGTTTGTATCACATGTGGCAAGCTTTTAGTGTTAGAGAAAGTGTTCTCACCTTTGTGGTACAGTACTTGACAGTTCGAGAAATGGTGAAATGTAGACAAATATCAAGACTGTCCAATGGTGACATCCATGGCTGGCGGAACAAGGCTCTACAGATAAAACATGTGGTAGCTTGTGATAAATGTCCGGCTTTACGTCATGTGAAAAATACAGAACATTGTCCATTGTGTGAATCTACTACATGTGTTGAACATCTGGAAAAATGTACCAACTGTGGTGACATTTATTGTAGTTTTTGTGTGGGTTTTTGTTGTTTAGAAATACAGTAGTACAGATATATGTTACTATGTTGAAAACCCGTTTATATAATTGTCTAATAGTTGTCTCTCTTCGGTTGTTAATGTTGAAAAATCGATGCAATCAATATGTCCCCCCAAATGTTGCAGTGCACTGAACAATGCATGTGCCATTACTGACCATCCTTGACCATATTGTTCAATGTGACCCACAAGATTATCAGCAAGCACTTCCGATACAATCCGAGCAGCTGATTCGACTGGCATACATTCATAATTCAGCACTGTTTCTGTGGCCCAACCAGAAACAGATGGAGAACAAATGACAATTTCATGACTGTTTGACATCATAATTGGTGATTTTTTGTACAGACGCATTTGAGCCTTGACTGCCTCAGCTCTGCCCTCGTAAGAGACCGGCTCGACCCGCCAACACGAAGACGGTTGGCATTCGTACCGATTCCATGCATCGTTGTCAAGAGTAATGTGGAATGCCCGTCCTTGTTTGTAGAAAGGCACTAGTGGGGCCCACATTTGATGAACCAACACAGCATTAACCATGGTGTCCACATCGCTTTCACCAGTTGTGGACAGCCACTGGTCAGTCTTGTACACAAAACTTTCAAATGTGTCAGTGTCGATGAGACCAACCAGTCCTGGATGCGTTTGGAGAAAATGCAAAGAATCCAATTTCCAACATCCATTGTCACTCGCAATGGTGCATTTCATTCCTCTGTCAAATAAAAAACGTTCGATGACTGGATATGTCCAATACCCGGCAGAATTGCCAAAGTTGGACACGGATTGGTGTGATTCCTGAGCCAATACTGCGGCCACGTTGTGTAAACTGGCCTCAGATATTGGATACAGTAGATGTTCTAAACAGCGAAGGCATTGTTTACCATCATCTGTATTAAAATCAGACATTTATGCTTTTTTTTTGTGTAGTCATTCTATTTATATAGTAACGTTTAACCTTAATAGTCCAAGTCATCTTCGTCCGTGTCCTCGTCAGACGGTTTCCACTCGTCATCCTCCTCGTCCTCTGTGACTCCGTCCGAAAAAACATGAAGCCAATCTTCTTTATGCCAATCGTTTTTTGTGGCAGTAGTTGATAGTTTGGACCATTGTGGTGGGTCCATTCCCAACAGGATGACCTCACACCAAGCATGTGTAATTACTCTCTCAACCTCTGTTTGTGCAATCGACTGGACAATTGGTGTTTGTGTCGAACCGTCCAGCCACACGACGTCACAAGTTTTCAACTGTTTGTTCACGCGTTGTAACCCAATCATCCACAATTCTGTAATGTTGTGAAGAACTTTTGTTTTGTATTGTATTTCTACCCTGTCTGGATATAAAAATGCGACCACTTGCTTGACTCCAATAGTTCCAGAAATTTCCATTCTATGATAATCCCCATCGTATAAATATTATTTTTTGCAGTTTTGACATTGGATTTTCATACTGACCGAATCAATTGATATATAAATAGATTCATCCAATCGTCCAATCCAATGTTCATTGCACAGTTCTTTGGATTATTTTTATTGACAACTGCATCGGTGTCATCTTCCATCAGTATGAATTTTCAAAAATTAGCTCAGCATCAGACCAATTATTTAGACCCTCGGCTTCGGCAACAACAACGGCATTCACCATTAACATCATCAGTGTTTGGACGGCCTCTGTTTGTTATTGCACTCGTGTTGTCTGCAGCTGCTTCTGTCTGTGATTTCATTGCACTGGCGTGGCTTCCTACAGCAGTCATCGGTATATTTGGGTCGCTGTCAATTATTATCAACCTTTGTGTCACACAAATTGTTTTATTTGAAAAACCATCCAAAGAAGAATACATTGCAATTGCTTATGTAGTCATCGGGTGTTTATTGGCCATCTCAACCACATCGGAGAATAAATCTACACTGACACCACCGCAGATGTTAGAAAGACCGACCTCTTGCATTTTTATAGCTACGAATTGGATGTTGTTCATACTGTGTTCTGCTGTGTTAGAAAACGTCACACTTTCACCATGGCTAAATCAAATTGGATATCCTTTCATTGGAGGAGCTATCGGGGCTCAAAATGTCTGCATGGGCAAATACATTGCGTATACAGTCACCAGTGCCCACGAACTGGGACACCTTACTGTAAGACCAGATGTACTGGTGTCTGTAGTAGGATTGTGCATTGGTTCAGTGGTGTTGCATATTGTTTGGCTGAACAAGGGGTTAGAGAAACATGAAGCATACTATTGTATTATTGTCTATCAAACAGCATGGTTTGTATTTACAACTCTCTCCGGAATTGTGGTCTACGATAACATGGCAAAAATTACACTTGTTTCTTGGATGTTTTTTACAGTGGGTATTGGCTCAGCAATATATGGGGTCTGGAACATCTCTCTCCTCAATTCTAATAAACTTAAACAAATCGAAGGTTAATGTCTTTCATATTACGACCACAGTCCGCCATGGAATTATGCTGAATAAGATTGTACAGCTCGTTTGGATGCATTGAATCGGAAACGTTCTCGTCCAAAATTTCGCCATATTTCAAAGCACCGATGACAATTTCAGAACAATACCATCGCGAAGACATGCCCAACCAATTGTACGCAGTTGGACTCGGTCGAATGGGCGACCAATATAAGAAATAACCCAAATGATTGAAACCCTCACCTTTATGCTCCTGACAGAAATCCATCATCATATTATATTGACCCTTTGAACACTCCATCGACCTGAAAAACCACTCCTTACGAGAAAAACGTTTGGATTCCAAATGTACTTGGCCCGAATAAACAATACTACATGCTAATCCAGAAATAGTATCTGTGCCAGAAGGGGAACCGGGAGGACAAAACAGTAGTTCAGAATGAATAAAAGGTGCAGAACCGTCGGCGTTGGACGCAAGAGAGGCCGCAGCGCGGTTAAGCCAGGACGATTGTAAAATGTCAGAATCACTTCGAACAAAACACAACATAATTTTATGAGTCATTTATTTTTTTTATAGTTGAATTTGTCTACTTTTATATGTCAATTTTACAATATTACCATCGTTAGTCCGAATCACTCGTTGCAAAGCCAGCAGATGAAGATTCTGCAAACACCAATTTTTCATCACCAGACGAGGTTGCAAAATCCAAACCAGAGGAACCAGAGGAACCAGAGGAACCAGAGGAACCAGAGGAGGTGGCAAACACTAGATTATCATCATCAGACGATTCTGTTGCAAACATTAACTTGTCATCATCTGTCGCCATTTCTAATCCCAAAGACTTAATTGTACCAGTTAACAAATATTCATCCGACGATTCTGTGGCAAAATTGAGTTCATCATCAGATTCTGCCCAATCATCCGATAAATTCATTAACATTTCTGACAACTCTCCAGAAGGAACTGTTGGTACACTCTTATGATTCAATATCTCCGAAAATGTTCGTGGCGATTTCTGTCTACCATCGTCCTTGGTTTCGCCACGGTTTCCCGTTTCCGCTACCACTTGTTCGTGTTTGACCATGGGCAGTTTGCCCGATGCGGTCGTTGCACCACTGTCCAGTTCTAATTGGTACATCTTGTTGGTCACTTTGGCAATTCGGCCAGTCTCGCCCAAATATTTTCCGCCAACAACAACTACGCGGGCATCAATGGACAGGTCGTCCTCCTCCGAATCTTCCTCCGAATCTTCCTCCGAAGCCGCCTCCGAATCTTCCGCTGAATCTTCCTCCGAATCTTCCTCCGAATCTTCCTCCGAATCTGCCTCCGAAACTGCCTCCGAAACATTGCCCGGTTGGGAAGCGGTCGCCACTTGTTCGTGTTTGACCATGGGCAGTTTGCCCGATGCGGTCGTTGCACCACTGTCCAGTTCTAATTGGTACATCTTGTTGGTCACTTTGGCAATTCGACCAGTCTCGCCCAAATATTTTCCGTCAACGACAACTACGCGGGCATCAATGGACAGGTCGTCCTCCTCCGAATCTTCCTCCGAAGCCGCCTCCGAATCTTCCTCCGAATCTGCCTCCGAATCTTCCGTCGAAACGTTGCCCGGTTGGGAAGCGGCCGCCACTTGTTCGTGTTTGACCATGGGCAGCCTGCCCGATGCGGTCGTTGCACCGCTGTCCAGTTCTAATTGGTACATCTTGTTGGTCACTTTGACAATTCTGCCAGTCTCGCCCAAATATTTTCCGTCAACAACAACTACACGGGCACCGGTGGACAGTTCGGTGACCATATCGTCAGAGTCCGTGTCGTTTTCCGCTGAATCTTCCGCCGACTCTTCCGCCGAATCTTCCGCTGAATCTTCCTCCGAATCTTCTGTCGAAACGTTGCCCGGTTGGGAAGCGGCCGCCACTTGTTCGTGTTTGACCATGGGCAGTCTGCCCGATGCGGTCGTTGCACCGCTGTCCAGTTCTAATTGGTACATCTTGTTGGTCACTTTGACAATTCTGCCAGTCTCGCCTACGTATTTTCCGTCAACAACAACTACGCGGTCATCAATGGACAGTTCGGTGACCGAGTCGTTTTCTGTTGTTTCGCCTTCTGTGTCCGAACCCGATGATTCGGATGATTCGGAGTCGGATGAACCCGAATCATCGGAATTCAAATCATCAAACAGTTTCAATTTGATTTCGTGCCCACTGTTTATTTTTTTCAATTTGCGCCTGAGAGCAGCTGGGTTCAAATGAATAGTTGGTTCACAAAACTCAACCATTTTGATATATTTGGTATCTATTGGTGAAATATATCTAGTGGTAGTCAACTTGTGTCTGCACAAATCAATAATGTTTGGAACCCCCATGTCCATGTAGCTTGGTAAGCGACTTACTCTGTCCTGAAAGATGCGCATACTGAACCCGTTTGACATTGACCGAGGGTGGGAGGTTGGAGTAGTCAGTCTCAAAATCCGCCAAGCCACACCAAAACACCGATGATGAAATTCAATATCGTGTTTGTTAAATCTGTATTGCTTTCGTTTAGCGGTAAACGATTGACGCTTGATAACAGTTTTAATATTGATAATGTTGGAGACAATGTCTTTGTAACAAAGTCGTACTAAATCTGCACAGGGGTTGGATGTATTTTTGGCTGAAATTGAAACCCATGGTTGGCCCCGAGATTTGAGTTCCCATCGGTAGTCCCGCGATTGTCTTTGTGATACAGTGTTTTTGGGTCGAATAATCCCGTTTCGATACATGATGGACAATTGTTGTACACGCTTGACTCTATCCATTTGTGCAATGGGTTGGTTGCGTTGTACAGTGGCCAGTATATTTTGCATGGCTCTTATATTCAATTGTGTTTTATAAGCAATGTCAATGCCTTTGACAAACCTGTCCAAGAGAGGATGGTTGTCTACTTTGGGTTTTCTGCCCAAATAATCAGCAATTCTTTCTTCATTGGCAATTTTGGTCTGTAATTTTAGAGCCAGTGCCGCTCTTTCTTGGCGTAGTTTGTTGTCCAGGGTTGGTGCTGGAATTCTGATTTGTATGGTTTCCATAAATCCTATCAAAATACAGAGGTGGTATATATAGGGTCGAATGGTTGCTTTACTGGATGACATTTTTTCAGTGCAAGCAACGGCGTCGAAAATTGTACATGGATGAAAAACCTCGTAAATGTCTTAATTTTTTGAAATATGGAATTGGTGGTTTTGGAATATGTGCTCTATTGTTGTGGATATTGCGGGATACGACACCAGTCATGTTTATAGAGCCAAGTGTATCTGACATGCACTTGGCTCCGGGCGACATTGTTGGTGGTGGCAAAATAAGCGATGTGTATTGGCGTGTTTCTGTCCGACATGTCTCTTCTCTGTTGTCTGAAGTGTGTCAGCACCATAAATATACAGTATTGACTCACAAGAATATCTTGATGGACGGTGCGAGAATGAAGGAATCTTACATTTATTTATGTGTTGAAAATCGACCAGTGGTAAATGCCCGAGCAGTGGTGTCCAAATCCGCAACTAAAACGGTGCGCTGTGTCGAAACCTATGCAAATGTGACCAAAACACTTGTACGCAAGTATCCTTTTTCATTAAAGTATGTCTGTGCTGAAACGTTTGTCTCCAAAACTCAAATCATTCGTGAACCAATGCAAGCATGTGCTTGGCTTCATGCCATTGATATTGTAGAATCTGTTTGGGATTGAACTATAAAAGGATATCTTTTTTTATATAAATGCAAAACAAAGTATTGTTGAACAGGTCTGACATTTCGTTTGCAACTCAGTTTCTTCGTAAATCACCGACCATTTATACTTGTCGTAATGTTTTGCAGCAACATTTGTTTGCGAATGGTATTGTGTTTAACCACCGGCGTGGGCGAGTGCGGTCGGATCAACATATGCAGGAAATAATGACGGACTATTGGTTGCCCTTTTGTAAAGAGTTGTTGGACATTATTTTGGCCCAGGGCATTGCTGTTTGTCGGTTGGTGACAATGGAGGACGGGTTTAAAATCCCAGTAGTACTTGCTGCCAACACTTGCAATATTTATATGGAGTATAATTTGGGAATTCGTGACTATGTGGTCCTGGACGACCATCAAAATGAAATCCCAGACACATTGGTTTTAGATATCTTTGGGTTTTCACCAACCATAGATGGGCGGCTCTGTTCTATTGTTGCAAATCTAATCCCAACAGTCAAATACATGAATTCATTGATGGGGACTTCTCTGGCAATGGAAAAAAAAAGAGCGAGCCCGACACTGATGACCGAAGCGGTTGACACTAAATCGGACAATGTTGAAGGGGTACAATACGACTACTACGCAGATGGTGACATGCAAGACGAGTCGGAACGCAATAAATTTAATCGCAATCGTTCCAATGTCTCACAATTGGCACATCAACAACAATTGTACGACCAATATTTTGCCGGAAATGGCGAGGTGTCTACTGGTGGCACTGTCTTGGACAACGTGGTGGCATTGCCACTGGGTCAACGTATTGTCAACATCCCGACACAAACAGGTCGGGGAGATTTGGTGGCGCAATTGAAAATGCAAGAAGACATTATTTGTGGCACAATGGGAGTACCACGTTCATTGTTTATGTCCGACACCCCCCACAAATCAGACGCGGAAGGGATACACCATACTTTTCAAAAGACAATTATGTCTTGGAAAACAATGATACAAACAGCTTGCGAACAGATTTACAATATTATTTATGCAGAAAACATCAAAAGTCAAATGTTAAAGGCAATTGGAACCAAGAAAAAAAGGAAACGAGATAGTAGTATGTCTGAAATGTATGCATTGAAAAAAAAACTACAAGTACAAATTGTTTTTCCAGTCTCCCCCTTTCTCAGCATTGACGGATTGCATCAACATTGGGAACGTGGAATACTACCGTGGGAAACATATTTGCAACATGCTTGTGCAGTGTCTGGCCTGCCCTACCACCCTATGCCAGAACCAGTTGTCGGACAAGGAAAAGACGGGTCAATCGAGCAGTCAAACACTGAGGAAGACTTGACAGAAGATGATTGAGGAAGACTTGACAGAAGAGCCTGCAGAAAAAAATAAATAGCTAATTCTTTATTCGTGATACATTTTATCGTATTGTGTCATTATTTTATAATCAATGTGTGATAAATAGTGTTGTGTACCCTTTTGTACAATGGCAACATAGAAAGCTCCGTGACGTGGCACTTTGGCTGATGATTCGGCACTGACTCTTATTTCCGCAATTTTGTTGCCTGTTGCATCTGCTTTCGTTTTCAATAGTTTTTGCAATGTTTCTGAAGAAAGTGCCATACATGTAGTATTCGAATGAGTACCAGGCCTGTTAAAATTGACCCGCAATGTCAAATCTGCTGGTTTCATTGTTTCTATAATATTTTCAATGGACATAGCTGTCCCATACATCTCGGTTGTTTGATACAATGTAGTACCGGTACTTTGGACTTCTCGCGTTTCATTCATTTCAAAAATATCTTTACCGTTAGAACGCAACTGGTTGAGAATACGAGCCTGTTCAGATACCCGATTTGCCTCGTAATCATTTGCACCGACGGGACGGACAGTAGCTTCCAATACAATATGGTGAGTGGTTGTCGGAACAAACGAGTGACCTCCTTCTGCTGCGGCGGGGGTAGACGAGCGGAAAGCAAGGCGTGACATTTTAAAATTGCTCTGTAACTTTATATAGTGTTTTTTTTCTAAAACTGTAAACCGCCACGCGAGTGTAAACCGCCACGCGTTGGGGGATTGTTGAACTCTCTTTTAATTATTTGCTCCCAACGTTTCGGCCCTATATTACTTTTGCAGAGATAAGCCACAAATGTGCAACAGGAAAACAAAATAAACGAACCAGATGACATTCCAAGTTTTGTTAACTCATTATCTTGCATACGCCAGATAACCACCAGATATATCCCAACAAACGATAATAGCAGAAAGAAACGCGCCCATTGACCAACATTCTCAGGCCCACAACAGGATTTGGACAGGCGGGGTGACCGTTTCATGTAAATTTCTTCCAAGACTATGATTATGATGTGCCAAGAAATCATTGACAAAAAAATAGTACGCCATTCACTGTCATCATTGTCGTCGGACAAATCATACAACATCACTGACAAATAAAACCAAAACAGTCCCAAAAATACATCGTGGATAATCCAAACTGAAATAGTTTTTCGGTACTGGATTATAATGTCATCGTCCGACACTGCTGCGCATTGCATCAGGCTGACTACCATCGGTATGCACGACACAACCCACACAATCGTCACCAACACCCAAGAACCGGAGACAACGTAGTAATGGCCAGTAGCGAAATCTTTACGACAGTACCAAGATATCACAATGGCTGCACATGCCAACATCCCGGCAAGTGCACGAAGTGCAACAGTGGTGCGTAATACATACTGGGGGTATTTGAAATGTTCTGACAAAGAACAGCATTCAGTTGGCTTCATTTTTTTGTACGCACTGTTTAAAAAGACATCGGAGATGTTGCTCTGCATATCATGAATGGTAAGACTCAACACGAACAAAAACATTGAGACAAACCACCAATAGGGCAATACATTGTACCAAGTCGCACCAGCAAAGAAAAAAGCAACCGACACAACTGACAGCATTACTATCTAAATTTGATTATTTAAATACAGCATAAAACTTTGTCATGCCATCATTAAACAATATCACCGTGCATGCCCAGCCACTGGTAGAGCCTCCGCCATCAGACTGGTTTCACACTGTTGAAGTAGATACATGGCTCAAAGACCGAAAATTGCCAACAAACTCAGTGCCTGCCATGTTAAAGTACATCAATCTACATTTTCAGCAAGATAATCCTTTTCGTATTGTGGATAATCAAATTTTACCGCAATCCTATGCTCATTGGTGGTGCTACTCTCGACCCATCACTGGACAAGAACGCCGACCATTACGGCCAATCTATCCCAGATTAGAACATTGGAAACAGATTGCCGAGGACCACAAAGGTACAAACACCGTCGACGACATTTTTGCATTGATTTACAACTGGCTTGACATTCTTAGCTTGGACTTGTTGGTCATGGACAACGAAAATTGGAGAGAAGGGGTGCCGCGATTAGTAGGCAGCAACATAGTACTGGTCAACCACACACAACTGAAATCTAGAAAAGAAACAGTGCGATATCTGATTAAAGAGGGAGCCAGCATTTTTGAAGAACGTGGGTGGAAACAAGGTCTAGAATATTGGAATACAGACTGTAAAAAATATCTTTTTTAATTGTTTTTGCCAGATTTTAATATAATAGAAACATCCAACAAATGCAATGCCAACATAAACCCGGACAGACATCCAGTAAAAAACAGGATGGTGAGCAAAAGTATCACACGCATTTCGTTGTGATTGTTGCACATCACCATTAGAGCCACCAACAGTATGTACATCGAAATCCCAACCGACGACAGCAGGTTCTCAGCCATAAATACGTCACTAAAAGTACCGTCAGACAACACCAGGGCCATGATGACACCCACGGCGAAAAAACATAAAATGACCAACCAATAAATCTTGGTCACAAAAGACTGCAATTCGCGTAATTTCATCAATTCGAAAATAGTATTGGTTTTCATTTTGCCACTTTCAATGTCGGGAGATATCATTCTGTCTGTATCGTTATCACCTACACCTGCACGTCTGGACATTTTTACTACAAATCCATTTGACTTTAATAGACAAATTTATCCAATCGCTGGATTTTTTATACTTTTGGTGACAAAAACACAGTGACATTTCCCACCTGGCAACACATCACACCGTTTGCCTTCAACACCAAAGAACAAAACGCACCAGAGGCAACAACGTCTACAAACACGGCTTTAGCAACACGGCTGTCGCACACAAAAGATGCGTTTTTGCAGGCAACGTCGGACGCCTGGACAGCGCAACCCCAACGCCCCTTGGAATGTTTCAAAGTTATGGCCCGACGACGAGCTGTACAGGCAATCTCAACGTCGCCCTTGACCGGTATCGTATGCCACACATTTAACCATTCCTCGGTCGGTACTCGTAGCTCGATATCCTGCTCGGATTTTGGCATCGACAAAAGAGGTACAACCTTGACGTAGGGCATGGTGTATTGAATAGCACTACAACTGCTTTCAAGCAACATTGTTAAGCCAGACCCATTCAGATGAAATGTCACACTTTTGAAAGAAGAGCAACAACTCAAAAAACGCCGCACCGTTTCCGACATTTCAAAACACATGTTGTCATTGTTGGTCGTTAACAGCTTGGAAGTAGCACGCATGCCGCTACCACCGTCGTAAAAATGTTGCACTGACATTGTATTATTGTCCACAATCAAACGAGGCAATGTTGGACGTTTTTTGTTGGGGGACAGTGCACTCAATAACCATTTTGTATCGACAGTCACACACAACATTCTTGTCTATTGAAAGAACCTGATAAATAAAACTCACATATATTTGACATATTACAGATATTTAAACAATATCTGTCAAAAAACAAAACATGGCCAAACGGTCGCGCGACGGTACTGTAACGATGATGAGAAGCGAAAAACGACCGCGGCTCATACCAACACGAAAACGGACGGCAGCCTTCGACGACGAAGTCGAACACATTCGTAAACGTTTAAAAGCAACCACGCCAACCGCAGAAGAAGCGATGGCGTTTCTCCTGCCACACCTGCTACATTTGCGGAGACTCTACATAGAAACCCTCAACGATAACAAAACACTGCAACAACACAATCTCATATTGTCTACAGCATGCACCAAAGTCGCACATCAATCGGCACAGTTACGACGCGAACTAGACATGTCGAAATACCGGTTGACGTTGGCACTCGGAAAATAAAAAAAATAGCAGCGTCATGCAGATTAGATTCATTTATTTACAGTTTTTGTATCGCTCACTCTCACTCTCTCGTCTTCTCAGAAAAACGAATAAAAAAGGGTCCCTTTGTCTGACTCTTGTAACTTTTCACAAATAATACCACGTCAGATTTGTTCAGCGAAACAGACGACAATTTTAGTTCGGAATCGTCACGCATTGTTAAACGGTCACCCTGCTTACCTGTCAACGCCTTCCAATTACTCTTTGTCAATTTACATGCATACGAAGCCAATGACATTTCTTTGATTTTTGTCGACGGCATCAAATGCACCATCAACCCCTTGCTTTCTTTAATTTTGCTATCGGACGAATTCAAAACCAGATGCCGATACTGTTCCAATGTCCAGTCCGCAGTTGGAAGCAGTGCAACAGAAATCGGGGCACGTATGTTCATCTTCATAGACCTGCTCAAAGGTGGAACAACAGAAACAGGGGCCGGAGACACTGACATTTGTACGGAAGGGGGCATGAGGGCTGTCTTTTGCATGTTGCTGTGTTGACTTAGACGCTTGAACAGGCTTGGTAGACGACGTGTCACTGGGACACCCTCGGCTTTGTACGCAAGCTCAATATTCTGTTTGAACACGCCGAAAATGTCAACATTGTGGGGCAAACAGGCGGAATGAGAAACATTAAATTCTTCAAAACTTGGAACATGTTGACGGTGGCGACAATGTTGTTCGTACAATCGACAAGATTCTTTCAATGACAGCGTCATATTTTTAATTTGAATCCAAAGCTTTATAGTGGTTATTTGTTGTTAGTCTCACTGCCACTATCGTCGGCTCCTTGGCCTCTTTGTCGACGTCATATATCATAAACTCAGATTGACACTCCGCCATCATAGATAGCGTCAGTTTGTCCACAATTACAGAACCAGATTCGTGCTGAAATAACGACCAGTTCTCTTCAGACAACGCGGAAGGATGTTCGTGGAAAAAAGACAACGCTCGGTAAGCACGACCCTCGACATCAATACGGGTTTTGAAACATTTGTTAGGGACTGTGCGAGAAACGACTGGGAGAGACATTGTATTATACACGATAGTTACTTTATACATTAGAACTGCAGCAAGGACGGATTTTTTGTTGGGACCAAACGTCTCTTGCGCCGACCAATGGCAGGTACCACGAAAAATGGCTGTGCCTTGATAGCATCCACCAACTCCACAGCAGCTTCTGGCTTCGCTTGCTTTCGACGCCAAACAGCAGCTGCCATTAACGTATTTACCAAATGCAATACTGTCAACGAAATGGACACCATCAACCACAAACGATTGATTAGATAACGATGCGAATTACACACCGAATTACAGCCCCAATACCAACAGTAAGCCAACGAGGGCTGAGTTGTCAATTTTGCTTGAATGCTGGTGGTATTCGCTTGAATTATCATCAGCTCTGCCATATTGTGCACCTTGTCAATAGTGGTCAGTGAACCACTGCCTTCCAACAATTCCTTGATTGCTTTTGGATCATCTCTCCAACCATACGAACCGGGAGAAGACCAATCCATATAGGTTTCGATGAAATGGTCACATTTTGGATTGTCAGGTCCATCGGAACCGCACGATGTTTCCTGCCAGCGTGGTCTCATCTCGTCCCAAAACCAAAACTGACAATCACCTCCATTGGGCGACGTGTACAAAATCTCACGGGGGCTGTGCTTGGACGCATAGCGAGTGGTCGGACATCCAGTGAAAACACCAATGTCAGAACAGGTGCGCTCCATGTCCGTACCAACCAACCCAAGATTCCAGGCGCGAATAGTACTAAAGGTACCTTCGAGAACAACAGACACGATAAAAAACAACATAGCAACCAATACAACTCGACGAGGCGGTGATTTAGCAGCAGCAAATGCTAACACTCCCACAATAAAAGTACTACCAGAAATGGCACACTCAACAATGGCCAACGTATACGACACATCAGTGTCGTCTGAACCAGACTCGCTTGGCAAATACAATTGGTTGTACGGTGTCAAATAAAAAGTGGCCAAATAGGCAAAGGTCGAACCAAGTCCAATAAATGCACTCAAATAAGAGACAGCAGTGACTACACCTTCAGACATATGCGCAGGCTCAAAAAAAACGAACTGTATTTATATATCAAATTTGTTGTTTTGTCGACGCAGCATCTTTGTCGCATTGACAGTGTTCATTCATGAACACTATATGCCCATCTTTTCCGATGTGTGTATGAGGGCCACACTTTGTTACACAGTTACCATTATCCCAATAGGTGCTACATCGGCTACACGAACTACTGCCTTGAACAAGGCGTCGGTCGTTGTTCGCTGATGAGTAAAAATCGACTGTACCAAACGTATCCAGTGCTGTTTCAACTATCAGTGTGTTTGTCATTACTGACGTGGCATTGAGTACAATCGCTGTCTGTGGACGAAGTTGCCACCAAATGTCTGAGATGGCGTGTTCTTTTATTTCATTTTCTTGGCCTAGTTTGAGTAAGACCCATTCGAGGGCAGGTGTCATGGTATGGTTGGGTACAAAAGGGAGGTTGAGTGCATCGGTGGGTCGGCTAACCCACCATTTGTCATGGATGGGATGTTCTTCAAGTGTGGAGCCTTCACCAAGTTGTTTCAGTATCCACTCAACACTGGCGTCTATCGGAGTTGTTGTTGGTAAATACCTACTATGGTGGCTGTCAATATCTTTGTACTTCAGATATAAATATCCGAACAATACTGCCCAGACAATATTCAGCAAATGGCAGCACCACCAACCACACGGAATACAACCAGCATCGTCGTCATCATCTTTATCAAATTTACGACGTCGTCTCATTTGTTCTCAAATCCTGTGGTTAAATAGTATGTTTTTTGGTGGCGCCGTGTTGGCAGTGGCAAATGCACACTATTTAAATGGTCGACACGGTAAAAATATGAAACTTGCATTCGTAATTATGATGGCTAGTCTTCGTGGATTAGCCGACGCTGGAAGCTTTGAGGTGAACGGTGATTTTCAAGCCGGTGCGGCAGAAGGTAATGAACGGTCATTTACCATTAAAGCGGAATCGTTGGTGGCCGTTAAGGACTACACCGCCGCCGAATTGGACAGTTCTTTTACTCCGGACGATGCCGAAGCAACGGATGGTAAAGTGACGTTTACACAAAAAAAAACGTCGGATGCTGCTGCCACAAGAGCACAGGATAACCAACAAGGAATGAAATACAAACACTTTGTTCCCCGCGAACCATCTACTTCCACTGTGTACCTGCCAAACACCGCCAACACCTTCGTCCACGACTCCGCCGGTCCAATCCTCTTGGAAGGATGGATTCGCAAGACCTTTGTCGCGGATATAAAGAAGGAACTCAAGCAGACGCAGAACGCCATTCGCGTTCTGGGCGCTTTGCTCGGTCTTGACATGAAGACGATGCGCGATGTGTTGACGTTCGACCGTGAGACCATGGCGTTCGTCGAGTCCATTAAAGCCGGCGCCGTCCCCGTGTATGTACCAGGTGACCTGTTTGTTGCCAAGACCGCTGAAATTAACACGAACAGCGATGACAGCATGCCCAGTTTCTGCGACGCGTGGAGTGGAACGGGACAAGGAGGCACCAAGAGCACTACGGCTTGGGTTATGCAGGACATTATGGGTTACGGTAGTTCTGGCAAGTCTACTGGTGTTAACATTAAAACCGCCGACGTTGAGGGTGCATTTGTTGATGGTTCATCCGCCGCCAGAAGATGGGACGATAAAACGGCGTTCGCATCCGACAAAGGAAAGCGCGACACCGCTGCTGGGGCTAACGGGTTTTCATACGCCGATGCCGATGCAGTCGACACCAAAATAAAAGACAGGTATACCAAGACCGGTTTTGAAAACACAGAGTTTAACGGCAAATCACTTGACTATGGTGCAGTGTTCGGTGCTGCAACCGCTGGTACTCCTTTGGAAAAAAAGGCACGCTACAGTACAGAAGTCATCGACGCCATTGAAGAGGAGGTCGACGCTTGTAAAGCAGTAATATCATAACAATTCTAAATATGCAAAGTAGTAATATCATAACAATTCTAAATATATTCAGAGCAATAATTTGTGGGGGCGTTGGAGTCGAAGGTGTGCCAGTGCAGCAATCCCGACTACCACTGCACAGATTGTCATGGTCCGTGAAATATTGCCGCTTGACCAAATACCAGCGACCGTCAATATGTTCAAAGGGACACGAAAACTGTGCATGTAACCAGCGTGCTGCGCTTTGGGGATGTGTTCGCTGCGCAGTGCAGCCTGGTTGGCCATGTTGGCACCCACACACATCTCAAAGACGAGAAATGCGACGAGCGTGATTCCAAAGTGTGTGTGCGACCATGCAACGACGCCCAGTGAGGCGCTTGCCAGTAACATCGTGCACATGCCAAACTTATTTGTCGGCATCTGTCTACCGACAACATACAGACGGAAGAGCATGCCACCAATAGCGACACATGCCATAAAACAAGCAAACACAATGCCAGTGTACTGTGTATTCAGTGCAGGCACCCAGTTGAACACAAAGGTGTACACGACGCTCTCGAACAGTGCCTGTGTCAATCCCAACCACATTAGCTGAGGCCGCAGGCCGCTGTACGTAGTGCCTGTGGTTGTATCACCATGGTTTTCGGACCATTGTGTCAAGATGTAGATGAGCACAATTGCGGTCACGACGATGGCGGCCCGAAAGGGTCCAATGTTGCCGTAACGGTCTTTGAGCAGTTGGGCGACAATGCCCGCGAAAACAGCAACGACACCGTTTCCGGCGTGTGCTAATGAAAAGGTGTCTTGCAGCAGTCGTTCGTGAAAGCCGCGCCTGTGATGTTCGGAGACCATCCAGCTTTCGAACGAGACAAACAGCAGTGCGGTAGACAATCCGCCGAGAACGCGTCCCGCGTACAACACACGCACGTCGTTCACGTGTTCGAGGGTGTTAATGATAATTTCGAGGACGCAGTACAGGACACAGCTCTTTTTACGACCCCATTGGTCAATGTAGCGGCCGCAGAACATGCTGACAAGTCCCGACGTGGCAAATCCAGTGAGAAAGAGGTAGTTGATGGTGGTTTGGTCGTTGACGTAGCCACGGTAGAGGTCGTACATGGTGATGCCCTGGAGCCAGTCGGCAAACATGACCAAGTAAAAGACGGCAAGATAGCGGTGCTGGAACGAGCTAAATCGTTGGGGATGTTGTTTGCAGTTGTTTTGACAAAGTGCGACGGCGACGATGGACAATCCGATGAGTAGTCCCCAGAGTGGTTGCATATGAGAATGTAGAATAGAGTATTAAATAATAAAGTTTGAAGAAAATAGAATGGGATTTTTTGTTTTAAACAAGTGGTATCCTTAAAATTATTTTTATTTGTAATCGGTAGTGATATTATAAATGTCGCTAAGCGTCATAATATGGGTCGCCATGGGTCGAAAAAACCATATGTCATTCTTTTGAAGTCGTTTCCAATGTTGGTCTATACATAGCGTGTCTGTGTTCCAAACAACTCCTTGTGGCGTGACAACACGTTCGTCTTGTTTTGGATGACCACGTTGTTCTAAAAGTTGTACGGATTCTTTAAAATTGTCGAGAAGTGTTTGTTGATAATGTGTGTTGATTAGATAGGCGCTGGCGGTTTGTGCACTTTCTACGCGCAGAACGTGTGGCGTGTTTGTTTGCCGAAAAGCGCCGCCCGGATTCGCACTCAACATAAGGACATCCCAATGTTTCAAGTTGTGTATCGTACGTTGAATCTCTTCGCGTGCTTTTTGCACAGACCATTCTATGTCGTCTTCCACGATTAACAACGGAACACATGGCGCACAGGTTGCCATGTACTGTTCAAGTACACTTTTGTGTGAATAAGCTGCTCCTAATGCACCATACGCAGGCAAATACGTTGCGTTGTGACGCTTATACTCAAAGTCAGCGAGTATCGTCTCGATGTGGTCTCTGCGGTCTCTACGGCGTTCAATATTGATATATCGCGTTGTAAACGTCGGGCTATGTTGTATTTTCGACGGTTCAGGATTGTGCAACACCTTACGCTCATGCACATACTGTATAATCTGTTCAATGACACGCGATTGTGGATGTTCCCATAGCATGAACGGCCGTACACGGGCCAGTGCGGACAGTTTTTCGACAGGATTTTTTTCCAACATGCGAATGACAGCATGCATACCGTCTCTCATCCATGCTTGTTCGGAAACGCGTACACTAAATGCGTCGACATCAATACCAAACGGAATGCCGACATGTTGAATATAGTCACTGATAATTACGGGAATACATCCATGCGCCACTGCATGATATAAAGCGTGCGACGTTGGTGTGTCACCGCGAATCACGAGACAATATCTACTCTTTGGCCATCCACGATTCCATTCTTCAGCTGGAATCGTAAAACCTACGCGGTCCAAATTCTGTCCCGACCATGTTTCTTGTAGAAACGGCCGATGGCGTAGTTTTGTTTGATATTCTGTCACACAACTTTTATTCTGTGTATAATACCAAACACGTATGGGCCTCATAGACCATGGTATATTCGAAGTATTTGTATCTGTTTTGAGTGCATATGGAACAACCAGGCTTGATGTGGTGTGTACATTGTCCGACTTTGGTCGAAAAATGTCATTATGTAAAATCTCGTGATTATGTATTTCATACCGTGTGGCTGTGACGTTTGCAAGATGTTTCGAAAGCTCGCGCGGGACCATCATATTTGCAAGTTTCCAGTAAGCATTAAACACGTAATCAAATGTTCCCATCAGATGGTCGTGGCCATAATTTCGCTGGAATGATTTTTGAGATACGAGTGCCTCAAATGCACCTTCTAGCCGCTTAGTATATGTATATGGGTTACATTCAAATTCTTTTGCAAACAAGTAGGGAATGATAAACACTTCAGCAGTGTCTGGGTCATAGGTGCGTTGTGGATGTGTTGACAACTGTTCGAATAACATTTCGTCTTCTACATTGACTTGACGCAGCCATTGCAACTGTTTGGCTGCGCCCGTACAACTAATCGATTTATTGAACTGAAGTTCTTCATATATGTAGAAACTCGGCATGCTAATTTGGTAAAATTGTGGTCGCAAAGGTATCCACTGCGGTGGATAGTAGTCGTCGAGAACAATTTTGTTGTTGGTGTGTTGTTCGTCAAATTCGTCGGCGTAGTAAATTGTCTGACCGTTGGCGAGCCATGCTGCCCACCACCCAAATGTGCCAGTCGACATGATGGTATGGTTGCTATTGGCCAAAAGTGCCAAGTCAAGAACGTCCGAGTAGCTGTCGTCTAGGATATGTGCATCACGAAAAAAGAACTGTTTCCGACACCATGCACGGTCATCGGAAGCCACCACAAATGTAATGTCGTTGCCCAGCGTCGCACGGTAGTGCGCCATTGCTTGGACGAAATACTCCGCCGGTGGAAAGCGACGGTCACCAGCGCGAAGGGCATCACCTCGGCGTACGTGAATGCCCACGTAATGACGTGCTTGTGGAATGCGATGGGCAAAGATGAGAGAGACTGCTTCTCGGACACTGGCCGAGAAGCGAAGTTGGGGTCGAATGTCTATGTCCTGAAAGTACTTGAACGATTGAAAATAACCGCCAAGTTGAATCGATTCAACGGCCATGCCATTGACGCGTCGTATGCTCAAGTCCAAAGACTCGTGTGTCTGATGAAGAGTAGAGTGTACCTTTTTTGGGGTCGAGTCTGTGCACATTGGACCGAGGTCCATATCAAAGACCTTGGATAGCCACAAGTCTGGTCCATTGGGTGTAACACAATGCATCAAATTGGCATGTTTGGCCAGCCCTACAGCACTTGCCCAGAAAAAAAGACGGTTGCCGATGCCACCGAAATGTGTTGACGAATTTTTGAAGGCCGGTGTACCGCGCAAATAACCCTGCTTCGCAACGTTTCCTTGAAAAGCGTAGGACATTACTGGAGTAACGTCTCTCAACAGGAGACCCGTATGTACGTCTTCCATGGAACGCAATAATGTATCTTTCTGTGCAACGACAATCTGCACAGCCGCACGGTCAAGAACATAGCCCCATCCCGACACATACGGTGGATAGGTATCTTCAGGAAATGTGGGGTCATAGTATTTAGATTGTGTGTCTTTGTATACTGGTTGATTGGTTAGAACACGGCCATAGTACACGGGTGAATCGAGTTCTTCCACTTCGCGACGGACATTGTTAAAATCGAACCAGACATCGTGGTCGGTCTTGATTACAAATTGTGTCTCCGGACATTGCTGCAGGACGACTTGAAAAAACCCTTGTACTTTTTGCGTCAGGCTTTGGTTGTACTGCTCGCGAAGTCCAAAGATAACAATGTCTTGGTGTTCGGACATTTCCGTCTTTAATTCCTGTGCCTGGTCAACAGCCAAGTCTGTGCCGCCGCCTGTAGAATGACTTCCGATTAGAAAGACATACGAACCACTATGCGTCTTGCGAAACCAGTTGCGTTGTTCGACGTCGTTGGGAGCAGAGAGGACTCCAACAACCCATGTATCACACGTTAGATACCCAACATAACGATACATGTTTGATTGAAGAGAGACATGTCCGTTTACAAGAGATGCTTTTGTGCGAAGTTTTAGGTCCATAGGTGCGCCTATGGATGCGGTCAATTGATTCCACCACGACGCTGGCAAAGCGTTTTTCGGGTCAATATCTTCACAATAATTAAGTTTTAATAGTGGTTGAGCCAAAATACTTGGTGGGAGCTTGCTTGTTTCAGCGAACAACAAGTCATAAAATTGGCGTTTTGTCTTAACAGCTTGTATATTTCTTAATTCGCGTATTAGATTGTAGGCAGTGTCAAATGGTGGCAATGGATGTTCGATTTCAGTTATATTCAACAATTGCTGGGGGAACAAGTAGTCACTGCTTATGTTAAACACATTTTTTAGATTTTCAGTTCTGTCTCGACCCCAATTCATTACGCGTAACATTCGCTTGTGAAATTTTGTAATTGTACGACCGCCCTTTGGTGACGCAAAAGCAAAAATTTCAGGTGTTTCCCCACCGTAGCCAAACCAATCCGTCGTGCGGTCTCGAAATGTGTCCAACATATTGGCTCTTATGATAGTGGTTGCGTCCAACCAAAACCCACCATATTTTCGTACTAGTGCAAAACGAATCATGTCCGCTTGGTGTGGAATATGAGGCTCTTCCCATAGCGTCGGTGGAAAATCTTCGTTTTCGTTTAGATAATCGGAGACAGACTCTTTGTGCACGATACGAATGTCCCAACCTTTCAAAAAACGACTCCACGTCTTTATGCACGAAATTACCAGTGGTGGCATTTCTTCGGAATGCCAATACGTCCATACAATACGCGGTATTCTTTTTTTGACGATTGGTTTTTCTGGAGGAACCGTTTTTGAAAGTATATTTGAGACAGCATTATAATCAATATGGTTGTCCAGATTGGAATAGCGTGTTTCGTTAAAAACCGTTTGATTAATAAACGAATCGTCAATGCCGACAAATCCCGTTAAAACGTATCGCTTACCGGACTCGATTTCAACAGAATGTGCCAACCGACCACTGAACATAATGATGTCGCCTTTTGATTGTAAGGGTACAGAGCCATTTTTAATATGGAACTGAGTTGCACCTCCTTTAAATTCCGACGGTTCATTTAACAACACGACAAACGAAAGTACAGACCCGTCTCGATGCCAATTCAATTTATGTTGACGATTCGGTGTATCAGCATCGTATTGACAAATAAAAAGGTCACGAATACTCAAGAATTCTAAAGGAATGTGATAATATCTGCTCATCGTAGGAAACACTTGTGCTTTGATGATACTAGAAACCTCTGGCCATAAAGGAGTCTTCCTTACTGCTATGTCAGTCGTTGGATAACTTTTATGGCGTTTCGTCGCCCAATCGTGAACTTTTACATACGCAAGCGCCGCATGTTTGATGAAATCGCACGCCTCGGGTCGTATCAACTTGAATGTATGTATGTAGTGCAACGGTGTTTCTTTGTAATCAGGATGTGGTGGAATTCGATAAGTAAAATAGGGTTCGGGAGCTGTCTCCACAGAGTCACAATTGTCAAACCAGTGATGCCACGCTTTGGCACGTTGGATTTTTTGCTCAAATCCCGCTATGTAATTGTTCTGAATGACCGATGGTGTAGGACAACGGGCCCGATAATCGTTGTCGGAGTACCAGCGACCACTCGGAAACTGACAAGCATCCAGTACAAATGTGGTTAAATTTGTTTGTTGGAGGAGACGTGAGAAAGCTATTTGCTCGTGCGCCATCGGAGTCAGTGTGAAACGAGAGGTCGGTGGTTGTACTGCACCCATTGCCGTGTCGACGACCCATTCTGTTTCGGTCCAGAGTCTCACCAATGTCGGAGAGGACTTTAAGTGTAAAAAACCAAACCCAAACACACGTTCGGAATTTTCGAAACCAACGACGTCCGCCTCGTTTGACTCGATGGACAACGTCGGGTCTGTGGCCCACCAGGCATCGGGCTCAACGATGAAAATATTCTGCCCGCTACGAATCAAATCTCCAAAAATATGTAACCGACGTTGGACCAACTGCCAATATCCGTACGTGCCGTATGGAAGGTAACTGCCAGTAATATTTGAGTCGCGAACCAGTGTAATTCGTAAATCCATCGAACGCAGCTCGTTGTAACTCGCGTCATCCACAATAATTAAAGTCTTTTCGTGAACACCGTGCATGCCCGCGGTGTTGCAAAGCCACGAACGCACCATTGATACCATATTGACGGCGTACATCACATTGATATTCCGCTTTTGCATTTTTTGGGCGGCAAGTACGATGGGACTGGGTGGAATCCACTCGTCGAGCAATACTTTAAACGCTAAAAAGTTATCGGTTCGAAGTGGGTCGTGGCGACGTATGCAGGTTGTGGCCCTCTCTGCGTACGTATCCAAATGAGTGTCGTGAGTACGTATAGCCTCTTCCAACGCACGGGCACCCGCTTCCACATCGAAACCATCGTAGTAGTATCCACAATCTCGAAAGTAAGGAGAATTGTGTACCCACGACATGTTCATATACAACGCCTCGAAATATATATTGTTCAGACCCACTGTAAATTGATGACTCAGTACCGTACCAATGTCGTGTTTCTTGAAATCGGAAGGTATATCAGCCAATAACATCGATACATTAAAAGGACGTACTATCGCTTCACGCAAAGACAGTAAAAATTTTTGAAATTCCACGTTCGAAACAGGTTGCAAACCGTAAGTTTCCCACCATTGTATCAACTCTGGATGTTGGCGTGCCAAACGATTCAAAATAAGAAGAGGGATGTACGACATTTTGTAGACTCCATTGTTCGTCTCAAAAACGCCAATGTTTCCTGCAGTGTTGGGTTTGTACGCATATTTACCACGATGTTGCAAAATGCGAGGACTCCAGACATAGGGACATTCGCGCTGGTGTTCGATTCGATTCCGTTCCGCTAAAAAGGGACCCTGCCATGCGTGGTGGGGTAACAACCACATAGCATCGTACGTTTGGTTAACTCCAAAAGCATACGATGCATTAAAACGAATATATTTGGCCATGTTCATGTACTCCGCGCCTTGAATATGTGCAATGGACGTCATGTGTTTGGGAAAAGTGGCGTGCATTGCTGAGGCAATGCCTACTGTAAAGCCAGACATATTGCCCATGTTCGTAGTACGGTAATTACGACCAAACACTTCAATAGAAGTCCTCCGATAACCAGATATAATGAGATACGGCTCCCAATCCGGAAGGCGGTCAATACTGTCATACATGTAATATACGTGATGCGCAACAGCCCAATTTGTTGAATTGGGCTTTGCTTGAGTAATAGCAACGCGATGAAATCGCGAAGGTGACAATGACTTACGCACAACAGCATCGTCTTGCTCCGATAAGCTTCGTGATGCACCATTCTCTCTGGCCCATTCAAACAAATCACTCATAACCGTTTGTCTGCTTTGTTTCGGTAGTGAAAACGTATTTTCAGGCCAATACCGTTCGCTGGCCGCGACAACACTCACAAGAATATAAAGCAACCACATATTATTCTATTCACTCAATGCCTTTACATAATGCAAAATGTAGATTTTTTTGGATTTATGTAGATTTTTTTGGATTTTTTGAAATACATATTTTTAATATTTAAATGTTGTACAAACAGACATAAATGCACAGAATCATTCTGCTAATGCACAGAATCATTCTGCTAAGTATTTTTTGTTATTATACGCACGCTTCCAGAAACGTAGGTCTTACCATGAACAAACACTACAAAAATGAATTTCACGCTATCGCACACCATGTGTACTTTATGTACGACCTATTAGAACGTTCACCACAGTGGATACCTACTTTGTTAATCGTAGACAAAGACATTGCAAACATCGAGTGGTCTGGTCGCCGATACAGGACACAATATATTTGGGATGTAGCTACGATGGACGTCGTCATTGAATCGGGTGGAACCTATCCGGACAACGGACTTAAGCAACGGTACCCACACATTAAATTTGTTTATTTTAATCAAGGACCCTTCTACTTTGCGAGTTTAGATGGTATACGCGATAACAAACCATTGGCCATGACTACCCACCGGCGTTTAGACGCGATATGGGTGACGCCGCAGTACGAGTGGCAGGCGCCCTACGTCAGCGAGTGGACGCGAACAGATGACTGGGCCGTTACGCCGTACCTATGGAGTCCGCGACGTCTCGCCACCGTCAACAACTACCAGCCCGGAACAGCGAATCGGGTCGGCGTCTACGAGACCAACCGTGGCGTGTACAAAATGTCCATGGTGCCCATCATGATTGGCAATCGCGCGTTCCGAAAAGGTGCCAACATCACGCATTTTGAAACACGGGCCGTACGAAGAATATGGACCGACTACTTTCAAACAATTATCGCCGACATGGACCTCGACATTGATGCTAGTCCCGACCTCGTTCGTATCCCCCAACACTACGCGGACAAACGCATTGGTACGGTACTGTCGCACCAAATGCGCAACGGACTGAACTATTTGGGGTTGGAGGCGTTGTACATGAACATGTCGCTCGTGCACAACTCCAAGTTCATCCAAGACTGTGGATACTACTATCCAGAGTTTGACATCGAGGAAGGAGCACGCGTCCTCGAACACGCCATCACGACGCACGACACGCACCTCGAGACGTACGCAGCGGCGTCGGCCAAGTGCTTGTGGAGGTACGCTCCAGAAAATCCAGTAAACTTAGAATTATATGAGAAATTACTTGGTGATTTATTTTAAATTTTATTTATATTTTATAGTTTTAGTTAGAGTTTTACTTAAGATTGGTCGGTGAAAATTTAAGAGAGGTCGGTGGTGATATCCTTGTTGATGTTGACAACTGAAAATCCTACTGCATCAGCACGAGCAAAAGCGGTGCGCATCAATTGTCCCTTTTCTTGTCCACTGGCAATGTATTTCTCTGTACTGGCTAATTCGTGTGCCAAACTTCCAGATACAGACGACGTCGCAGTCTTGGCTACGCCCACTGCTATGTTGTACATATGTTCGAAGTTGACACCCAATGTGTTGCACAGAATCTTAAGCATGACCAACGTATCCGCACGTGAGTGATCAGTACCTTCTGTGAGACTTTGGACATGCGCATCATGAATGGCGAATATACCCGTACTCATCTCGAAGTCGGCGTTCAACATGGCGGACAGAACGTCGTTTAAGTCTGAAAGCGCGGACGGGTCTGTCAATTTAATATTATCCTTGATGACTTTGACAGCATCATTGATTTCATCGTCGAGTGTTTTTATTGCTGTGTCCAAACTCGTGACGTCGTTTCCACGAGCCGTTGCTTCGGTTTTTACTGCTGTGTCCAAACTCGTGACGTCTGTGTCCAAACTCTTGACGTCGTTTCCACGAGCCGTTGCTTCAGTTTTTACTGCTGTGTCCAAACTCGTGACGTCTGTGTCCAAACTCTTGACGTCGTTTCCACGAGCCGT